AGAGTTTTTGAGAAAATAAAAACTACAATAGACCAATTATATAATATGAGAGAAGGGGTTAGAGAATACCATTTAGAAAGCGATGAAGAATTTGCAGAGAATTTTTATAAAGACATGAGTAAAGTTATTACAGAACTAGAAGAAGCAATTAAAGAAGCCGAAAGGCAAGGACTTTGGAAATGAAAATACTTAATTTATATGCTGGAATAGGTGGAAATAGAAAACTGTGGGGAGATGAACACGAGGTTACTGCTATTGAAAACAACCCAGAAATAGCTAAGATATATCAAGATTTTTTTCCAAAAGATAAAGTAATAGTTACAGATGCACACCGATATTTATTAGAACATTATAAAGAATTTGATTTTATTTGGAGTAGTCCACCTTGCCCAACACATTCACGTATGAATACCTTATTAATAAATGGTCGTGGATTAAATGCAAAATATCCAGATATGAAACTTTATGAAGAAATATTATTATTAAAACATTATTTTAAAGGAAAATGGGTTATTGAAAATGTAATAAGTTTTTATGAACCATTAATAAAACCTCAAAAAATAGGAAGACATTTTTATTGGGCTAATTTTAAAATAGAAATTAATGGAAAAATAACACAAATAGTTGAAAACAGAAAAGGGGGTAATTGGAAATCAAATGAGAAGGAATTTATTGAAAAAAGCAAACTACCTACTTCCACAAGTGAAAGTTATATCTGAAACCGATTATTCAATTAGGTGTGAGGTGACAAGTAGTTCTCCGCATGAAGTAATTTTAAAGTACGAAAATTTCAGTTTAATTTTAATATGTAATTGCATCCATAATGCTAATAAGCCAAATGATTTATGCTCTCACAAAATCGCTGCATTAACTTATTTAACAAATAATCCAAATATGCAAATAGAGTCTTCAATCGAAACAATTATCCCAACTAAACCAATGGAAGATATTTATGGAAAAGATTAAAATTAAAAACACTAAAAAATATTCCTCAAAACTAATCGAAGAGGGAATAAATTTTAATATTGTAGGCAAAGAGGCTTCTTATGCTTTTATTGCTGGAAACAAAGATAGTGGGTGGAAGTATGAAATATTTTAATGGATTTGAATTAACTGCCTTCTGGCTGGGAATAACAATTTGTCTAATAGGAAAACTTATCTTTACTGGTCAGCAATTTTTATTATTTGAATTAAATTTAGGGCTTTTAACTTGGATAATTATGATACTAATTAGAAGAGAAGAAGAGGATTTTTTAATAAATCTGCGTTCGAGGTTAAGAAAATGAGTCAGCAAGATATATATGAATTTTTAGCAAAAAAAAGAAAGTGGGTGACAACATCAGAATTAAGAGAGGCGATGCAAATTTCTCGTGGGAATATAAGTGGCGCTTGTGTGAAACTTCAAAGACAAGGTCAGATAGATGTGAAAGTCGCACCAGGATGGCATAGAGAATATTGTTATAGAATTAAAATGAGAGTGAAAAAGAAAAGCAAAGTCGATAAATTTTGTAATAGGATGGAAAAATGAAATTAACATACGAACAAATAATGCAAATGAACAATAATGTGAAACAATTTTGCCCTTATTTAAGAAGTCCTGGGTCAGATACGGAAGGAAACATAACAGGACTATGTGCAGTAATTGAACATAAAGAATTTGGTAAATTTAAACAATGCATAGGAAATCCATATCAAGATATAAATCACAATAACTATATTGACTTTAATTGTGAAACAGCTAGGAATGTATAATAAATCTTAAATTAATATAGGAGACAATATGAAAAAGAAAAAAGAGAAGATGTTTGATTTGGATAGTGTTGATATATCTGTGGATTGTTTTATAGATAGAATGATACTTTCTGGATTAGCTTATAAAATAGATAGAGGAAAATAAACATGACAAATGGTATAAAGGGAAAGAAAATGTGTGTTATTTGGTTAGATGAAATGGATGTAAAGTTTATATTAAAAACACAACTAGATAGTAGTAATATAGAAGATAACCTAAAACAAATAGGGGATATAATACTAAGTGCTAGGTCTGGTGGAAGGCTAAGGTGTCCACCATGTTAGATGATTACTTCAAGATATTTAGAGAATATATAAGGATTATAGTCAAGTCAGAGGGGTATTTGCAGTCTATGTTCTGTTTAAGTCAAGGGGGACTTGGAAAGGGATTACCACTTAGTGCAAAGATTTATACACCAGATGGGTATAATCTTAATGGAGATATGAAAGTAGGTGATAGTGTATTAACACCTAATAATAGTATAGCAAAGGTAGTTGGAGTATATCCACAGGGACTACAAAAAATGTATAAGATACACTTTAAAAATGGAGAAACCGTTAAATGTGATGAAAATCATCTATGGAAGGTTGGATTTTATAAGTGGAAAGAAGATAGAATACTTAACATAAAAGAACTTAAGAGTATTGTTGATAAAGAACGAGACTGCTTATATATAAATGCAACAAAAACGCTTGATTTTAATAAGCAAGAAACCACAATTGACCCATATTTTTTAGGTTATTTTATAGGAAACGGAAGATTAGATAAAAGCATTGTAATTTCTACAAAAGATAAGGAAATTATATCATATATAGAGAATACATTAGGAGAGAAATATTGTATACATAAAAAAACAAAATATGATTATGGTATTATTAAATTATATAAAGAAAGAGCAAGTGATTTAATTTCTAAATTTAGAGAATTAGGATACTCTAACTCTAATTCATATACTAAGTTTATACCAAAAAATTATATATATAATACAAAAGAGGTTAGGTGGTCGTTATTACAGGGGCTAATGGATAGCGATGGAACTTGTGAAAAGACGCAAGATTGTTATTATACAACTAGCTCAAAACAGCTTGCAACAGACTTTAAGGAGTTGGCACAATCTCTTGGGTGTATTTGTTATATAAAAGAGAAAATACCATATTATACATATAGTGGTAAGAGACTTCGTGGGCATGTTTCCTATACTTGCAAAATAAGATGTGTAGATGAAACCATGTTATTTAGACTAAAAAGAAAAAAGGTAAGAGCTAGAAGTAAAAGAATTAAGTATCATCTTAGAAATTATATATATAAGATAGAGGAACTGAAAGATAAAGAAGAGACATCTTGTATAAAACTAGACAAGGAGTTCCTATATTTAACAGATAATTTTATAGTAACACACAATACTACAGCAGTAATGAAAACACTAGAGGAAATGAAGGTAAACAACTTCGTATATGTTAATTCCTATTCTACACCTGTTGAATTAGTCAATATTCTATATGAGAATAGAGATAAGTTGATAATATTTGATGATGTAGAAACAATATTCCAAATGGGACTTAAGATAATTAACATTTTCAAGGGTGTTCTGTGGGGAATTGGAACTACTGGGAAAAGACAAGTGTCTTATAATACTACAAGTAAGCTGTTAAAAGCACCAACAAGCTTTGAATTTAATGGTAAGCTTATCTTTTTAGTTAATAAACTACCAAACAAGAATGACCCAGTTATAAGTGCAATGATGAGCAGAAGCCTTGTATATGAGATGAAATTCACAAAACAAGAGGTTTTAGAGATGCTTAGGGAGTATTCTTTAATACCCTATGGAATATTAACACAAGATGAAAGAACTATGCTGTATGAGCATCTAAAGGACAATACAGACAGCACAAGCGAAGACTTATCATTTAGAACATTAATTAAAATATATGATATTTATACGAATAATAAGACAGATTGGAAATCTTTAATTGCACCAATAATTACAAAGAATGAAAAGTTGGTATTAATTAAGAGACTTATAGAAGAACATAATAACAATAAAAAGGTCGCACAAGGAGAGTTTGTAGAACGAACTGGTATGTCTAGGGCATCATTCTATAGATTAGCCAGTAAAATATGATAGACATGGCACTCATATCTGATATTGTTACCATATTAATACTTACACTTATTTTTTTTATTACAAATATTGTAATAAACAGGATAATATTAAATAGAAAATTTAGAAAAAGATTAGAATATGGAGAAAATTTAATAATTCCAAATAATATAATAACAACTAGTGGTCCAATCGGAGAAGTCTTTATTCGTGGAACAACTCAAGAACAAATGCAACAGTTAAGAGAATTGGCTTATAGTAATAGATACGTATCGCATACTTCAACATTAACTACGGCGTCAGATGACATGCCAATCACATTTTTAGGTGAAGATAATAATGAAGGTGTAAGAATTTCTATGTATGATAGACTAAAAACACTAAAGTCTTTTAATTACCCTCCTAAAAAAATAGAATTTGATGAATATAAAAATGGAGAGGAGTATGTATAATGGAAGATAAAACTTGTATAAAAGAGAACATGGTATTTAACTTTAGTGGTCAATTTATAGGAAATATAGCTATAGATGAGTTTTATACTACTAGAAAACCCATGCATTTTATGAGAAAGTTTAGTGGATTTGGTGTATCTCTTAATGTATTAAACCTTCTAAAAGAACATGGTGTTAGATACGTAATAATTAATTATATAGGTGCATTAAAATCAGTACAATATATGGCAACTGTTCAAAAATTCATACTTAGTGATAAAGAATATACATTTATATCAAAAGATATTATGGATAAGCAAAAGTTTCTAAGCGTAAAAGATATGGCGGAAATATAATGACGGTAACAAATAAAGAATACATAAATAAGACAATAAAACAAAGGGCTAAGATATTTGCAAAGCAATCAGAAGATGTTATTTTGCACAATAGAAAGCACTTTATTCTTCTATATGAAGAAAATAAAAATCCTAAAAAATCCTTTTGGTCATTTGACTGTACGAAGATGTCAGCTAGAGAAATAGTTGATATATTTAAACAGATTATTATGAGTGTCCTTAGGGGCAAAAAGATATCAATGGACTAAAAAGGTTTATAAAGGATACAAAACTAAATTGAATATAAAACAAATGGTACAAACAATAAGTGGTAAAGTAAAGAATGTTCGAAAGGATAGAAAGGGTTTAGAGTTAGATAATGGCTCTTGGTATTCTTATCGTGCAGATACTATACGAGATGGTATTAATCGTGGAGACACGGTAACTATTACGTATAATGTCAATGGAACCTATAATAATATAGAAACCATTGATAAAACAAGTTCTAGCCCTAGTGGTAGTTCACCTAGTGGATATCAATCCAGAGCAGAACAAAATCCAGCATTACAACTGATGAACGGTGTTTTTGCATTAACTTGCAAATACATAGAACTTCAGGGTAAATTGGCAGAAATAAATAAGGAACTTCCAGAATCAGATATAAGTGCCTTCGTTACAATGGCAACAGGACTAACGGCAGACGCATATTTGAATATGAAAAGACATATCGACAACGATGGTCTTGTTCCAACTACAGCGGGTGAGGGGGAACTTCACCCAGCTGCTTAAAATGGAATATAAAATAAATTTAAAACCAGTTATCATTGAGGCAGATGATATTAATGATGCAGAAAACATCTTTAATAAACTAAAATGGAATCCGACAATAGATAACATAGAAGAAAATGGTTAAAAAACTACTAAAAACAGATTATACAGCAGAGGAACTGAAAAAGTTTCCAGACGCACCATATTGGGACGAAGATGAAGATACTGTAATAGTAGATGAAATTGAAAAGGGGGATGGAATAAACTACATAGAATAATGAGAGAAATAGATGGAAATTTAAAAACAATAATGGAAAAGATGTGCTTTTATGCAGAAGTAGACTATGAAAAGGTAGACTTTTCTGCAAAAGACTGGATGCTAAAATATACTTGGACACAAGAACAGAGTGATAACTTTGAAAAATGGTTATCTAAGTTTTTGCGTGATAATATAAATGCACAAAGAGAGTTATTTGAAATGACAATAAAAACAAAGAGATTATTGCAACTAGCAGTAAATCAATTTGTAGCGTTTTATACGTTCAAAATAAAATAAAGGAGGAAACATGAACAGTACAGAAATTAAAGCTAGGCTTTGGGAATGTGATAACGAAATAGCTAGAATAAACAACGTTAAAGGTGGTTTATTTAATCTATTAAAGGAAGAAGTTCAAAAGGAACAAGATATAAAAGACAAAGTTAGTGAAGAAAACAAGGCTAATTCGAAACCAGTAAAGACTAAATAATAACATTTATAAAGGAAGTAATGTATTATTTATTATGAGTAAAATATTAATGAAGTATCCATCACGTGCAAGACCAGACTTATTCAAGAAAAGAGTATTGGAGTGGAGGGACATGTCAAGTGGAACTAATGATTTAATTTTTATTTGTACAGCAGATAAGGACGATAAGTCTATGAATAATGATGACATTAAGCAATTTTGTGTTGAAAATGATGTTAATATAAATTATCACGACGATAATACAAAGATATCTGCGTGCAATAAAGACATACCAACTACTGGTTGGGATTATTTGTTACTTATTAGTGATGACATGGAATGTATAATGCGGGATTGGGACTTAGTTGTTTGTGATGGATTTAAGAACTATGGCTCTGGTGTTATTTGGTTTGACGATGGGCTTAATCATTCAATAGATACGTTTATAGTAATAACAAAAGAATATTATGATAGATTTGGATACTTATATAATCCAGAATATAAAAGTGTATATTGTGATAATGAGTTTACAATAGTTGCAATCAAATTAGGACAAATAGTTAAGGCAACACAATCAATAGTAAAACATAATTGGGTTGGATTAGAACTAAAAGATGAACTGCATATACAAAATGAGAATAGAGAAAATTATGATAGAGATAGTGAAGTATTTAAAAGGAGGAAAGAAATAAACTTTGGAATATGAAACAAAAACAACTAGAATTTCAATTTATGAAAGAGATACCAGTTCAATCTGAGTGTTTATATAGATTTATAGGACAATGTAAGGGTTGTGAATATGATTTTAACCCAGAACACCATCCAAATAATCTAGATTGCACAAGATATAGACCAATAGGTATCGCATATGTAAAGAGGATAGAACAAAATGACACTACAAGACGATAGGGACTATTTGTCTCAACAATGTACTGGGCTAGAGGCAGAACTAGAAGAGTATATATTCAGAGAAAACGTTAAACACGTAAGAGAATTTGCATTTGAATGGGCATATCAAGAGAGTAGAAAAAAGAATGTTCCAGATAAGTTTGGCGATTTATTCATTGTTAGAAAATATGAAGTATATGGCATAGCATTAAAGAACCTTAAAAAACAACCAAATCCAAAGTGTAATATGTTAAAAATAAGAATGGATATTGAAAAATTTAGGGATAATTATGATAGGGAGAAAAGATGATAAATAAGTATAACGTAATGAGGAGAATGTATACGTTGGCATTTGAAAGGGGATGGGGACATCTTGCTAGTAGTTCTAGTGCATTGCCCATTATGTTAAAAATATATAAAGAGATGTTGCCAGAAGATACATTTGTATTATCAAAGGGACATTCATGTATGGCGCTATATGCCATATTACAGGAACTTGGATATAATCCAGACACAACTGCACCATATGGTGGATATCAACCAAAAGAAGGAATTAGTTATAGCTGTGGAAGTCTTGGACATGGATTACCATTTTCAGCAGGAATAGCTTTCGCAGAAAAATTAAAGTCTAAAACTGGAATGGCAATTCCAAAAGTGTATTGCTTGGTTGGAGATGGTGAACTACAAGAAGGAACAACTTGGGAAACATACTTATTAATATATAGATTTCACCTAAAGAACCTATTTGTTACAATAGATGCAAATGATTGGCAGGCATGTAAACCATGTTATGACAATCCAGCATCAGATATGATGAATAAGCTTGGTTTTCAAAAGATTAATTCAGAGAAGGGACAATTTTGTGAACTAACTAGGGGAAAACCATATATGCATACATTCTATATGACAAAGGAAAATTATGATACTGTAATTAATGGTATAAATGAAGATGAAAGCAAGGCAATAAAGCGTATAGAAAGAAAGAAAAATATAAATCAAAACTATGTAGAATATAGAAAAAGAAGATTAGAAACATTAAGACTAGGGAGGGAGAAGTTAAAAAATGCTAGAAAGATTCGCAAAAGTAATTGAAGAATTAATTTGTAAAGACGATAAGGTTATCTTGTTATATGCAGATATATCGTTTAAACAATTAAGAGAATTACAAGACAAGTATCCAAAAAGTATATATAACCTTGGAATATCTGAACAATCAATGGTATCATTTGCTGCTGGAATGGCACATGCTGGATTTAAAGTATATGTTTATACGCTAACGCCATTCTTGATAGAACGTGCATTTGAGCAGATAAAGATAGATGTTAATTGTACTAACCTAAATGTGAACCTAGTTGGATTTACTAATTATAATGGGCAGGGAGAAACACATGAAGAAACAGATTGTAATAAGATTATGTCACTATTTAGTAACATAAAATCATTCTATCCTGACTCGGCAGATGCAGTTGAACACGCAGTCTTACAGTCTTATGAGACTACAACTCCAACATTTATTAAATTATATAAGGTGAAAGATGGAACTTAGAGAATTTACAATAGATATGAGTAAAAAGAATGATTATATTGGTAAGATTAGATATAAAAGTACTAAGCGTAAAACGCCAGTAATAATGATAGCAACAGATAAAGACGCACCATCTGACCTAATAGTTAGAGCTACAATGATTTCAACTTGGGGATTTGATTTGGTTGTACATACAGAACAGAATAAATTAATTAAAATAAGAGTAATGATAAAATGAACAAAAAAGAAAAATTATGTGAAGAATGGATTATGAAACACGGATGTTGTGGTTTTGACCTAAAAAACAAGTGTATACACCTATATGATGGTGGACTTTACTCTCTAGAAGAATTTAAAGTTAAGAGGTCAAGAATACATCATTTTAAGAAATTGCCAGATGGAATGGTTGAAATAGTCTGCACAAAGAAAAAATATCCATATATTGATAGACGTGCAGTAATATGCTATGATGATTTAGATAGTACAATAAGATACTTTAGAAACCTAAGGAGATTTGTTAAAACTAAACTTAAAGAAGATACAGACTTCTGGAAGAAGAAAAAACGTGGTAAATAAAATATTTGTAATAAGTGACACTCATTTTAATCATAAGACAATGATTACTGAAAAGTGGAGAGATTTCGAAACAGTTAGAGAGATGAACGAACATATAATATATCAATGGAACAATACGGTTGGGGCAGATGATTACGTGTTTATATTGGGTGATTTATGTATTGGAGGAAAGACTAATACTATAAACGAGATTATGCCAAGGCTAAGGGGTAAACATGTGTTTATTTCTGGTAATCACGACAAAGGACTTTCAATAATTAAAGTACACTCTATGGTAATAAAATACAATGGAATTGATATAGAATTAATACATGACCCCAAAAATGCTAGTGGAAAGTATAAATATGTAATTCATGGACACGTACATAAACACAATAGAGAATTTACTAAAAATCCCAAACTAAGATACTATAATTGTAATTTAGAATTTCATAAATATAAACCACAGTTATTAAGTCAAGCAATGGGAGACATGAAAAGATGAATAAATATTCTAAATATAAAATAGTATGGTTTCCATGGAAACTAGAAAGCATTAGGGACAAGAAGATAACTCCACCTATTTACATAAGATATAAACCAATAAATAGTTGTAATAATAATTGCAGCTTTTGTTCTTATCGTAAAGAAATATCTGGAATGCATGGAGATATGAGATATGCAGACTGTATGCCAGAAAAGAAAATGATTGAGTTTATGGGGGACTGTAAACGTATGGAAGTTAAGGCAATGACACTTAGTGTACGTGGTAATGAAAATATATTGATAAATAATTGTGGTAAAATAGAATTAGCTCCCATAAAAGAGGTTGTAAAAAGAAAACTTAGGAGATTTAGTATTGGAGAATCTAATGGCTTTGTTAAAACCGGTAAAATTATAAAGTGGTATAGGCATAAAGCTAATTGTGGGTTATTAAAAATAAAAACAGCTTGTGGATATTCATTAACCATGACTCCTAATCATAGTGCTTATGTATACAGAGAGAATAGGCTTATAAACATAAACACAAGCGAATTAAAAATAGGTGATTTAATAGCTACTCCAAGAGAAATAAAAACAGAAGAAAACGAAACCATATACTCTAATGATTTCTTTAGGTTGATGGGATATTTTGTATCTGAAGGTAGTTATGGAGATTGCGCTATAAACTTTGATTTGGGATTTAACAAGTTTGAACAAATATTAATTAAGGATATAACAAATATTGCAAAAAAAATGGGATATAATTGTAGTATATATAAAAAACAAACAAATAAGACGCAGGTGGTTATCTTTTCCAAAAAACTAATGGATGAATTTAAACTATATTTAAATGATAAATGTAGAAATAAAAATATTCCCTCAATTGTGTTGAATGCTTCAAGAGAAAAGAAACTTGAATTTATGTATGGTTTATATGCTGGAGATGGATGTGTTAGATACAATAAAAAAAGTGGTAGATGTATACTTAATTTAAAAACAAGTAGTAAATTACTTTCTGATGGATTAATAACACTATGGAGAACGTTTGGAGAATTTGTGAACGTTTACGAAGGAATTAATAAGATTAGATATATAGATGATAGAAAGTTAGAAGAATCTAATTATTTTTCAATAGATTTTAACGGATTTAGAATCTTAAAGTATAAATTTATAGCAAAATTATTTAAGCAGAAAGGGATTAAACCAAGGCAACTAGATACAAAATACTCATTTATACAAAGAGATAATAGGAACATAATAAAGTATTATAATGACCTCGCCTTATTAAAAGTAACAAAAATAGAGGAACTAGATAATGATTTTGATGAAAGAGTATATGATATAAGCGTAGATGGAACACATAATTTCTTTGCTGGGAATGGTTTAATCCTAACACATAATACCGGTGGAGGTGAACCATTGATATATCCGCACATAGTGTTACTACTTAAGTTAATGAGAAAATATAATATAGATATGTCTATTATAACAAATGGATTATCACTTGATGGAGAAAGGGCAGAATTGCTTAAATATGCCAAGTGGGTTAGGGTATCTGTAGACTATTATAATGCTAATGGGTATGCTAAGTCAAGAAGAATACCAAAACGTAACTTCTATAAAGTAGTAAAAAACATTAAGGAATTTGATAAGATTAGAACTGGAGACCTAGAGTTAAACTATATAGTTCATAAAGATAATTATAAGGACGTATATAAAACTGTTAAGTTTTGGAAGAATGTTGGTGTAGATAACATAAGGTTCTGTCCAGCATGGTTTCCAAACTTCTTTGAATATCATAAGAAGATATATCCAGAGTTTAAGAAACAATATGCAAAGGCTAAGAAACTAGAGACAGATAGATTTACCATAGGAGAGTCATTTACTAAAGAATATGATGGCGGTTGTTCTATAGAACGTAAATATACAAAGTGTCCAATGATGCAAATACTTCCAGTAGTTGGTGCAGATTGTAATGTTTATACATGTCATAATAAGGCATATGATAAAACTGGAATAATCGGTTCAATCAAGAAACAGTCTTTTATGGATATGTGGTATTCAAAGAAAACATCAAGGTTCTTTAATAAATTTAATCCTTGTGAACACTGCAAACATCAGTGCACAAATGATGCAAAGAATATAATAATAAATGAGATATTAGAATCGGGTGATAACTTTGTATAGAATTGCCACTATAGCTCAGCGGCAAGAGCATCTGATTTGTAATCAGAGGGTCACAGGTTCAAATCCTGTTAGTGGCTTCGGGGCGTGTCGTATAATGGTATTACATTCGCTTTGCAAGTGAGGTATCTGGGTTCAATTCCCGGCACGTCCATTGTCTGAAGAAAAAACCGAAGAAATGTGTGCAGGTTAGGATAGGGTTTCGCAACACCATGCGGTATGGGTGACAAAGGATAAATTGGTTATCCAAAGTGTGTCTGCCACAAAGGATACTACCTAAACTATCCACTTCAGACACATTAAATAAAAAGGTTTATAAAAGAAGGAGGAATAAGAATAATATGGAAAAAAACAAAACGTATAAGTCTATGTGGCCATGTTTTAATTGTGGGCACAAAGTAGTATTTAATATACCATTTGGAATGACACGGTCTGAATATTTCAGAAACAATCGCACAACGGCAATGTGTAAAAATTGCGGGTGTAAAACATGAACAAATGTCTAGTATATTTAAGGGGTGGACTTGGAGACATGTTCCCATTCTTAAGTCAAAGAGATAGAATAAAGGTTGATTTTAAGATAGATGAGTTTGTCTACTTATTTGATACTGCATATACACAGAAGATAGATGTAGAGGCATTTAGACTTAACTTAATAAGCATGAAAGAGCTACTTAAGTCATATGATATTACTATGGACAATATAGTTCCAAGTGATGTTACGAGTGCTTGGGATTTAGATTTCCATTGTGAGGGATGTCATGTAAACGGTCCAGAATATCATGGAGATGACAAGAATATGTTCTTTGGCAGAAAGAGTTCAACCAAGGACTATATACTTAAAATGGCAGATGCAAAAGAATGTTCTTGTGTTATAGATGTTGCTATACCAGAGAATATATTTATATGGAAAATGGATGAAACTGGGAACTTTATATATTCTAAAATAGAGGGAGATAATAGGATAGTTAATCATCCAAAAATAGATGAAGAAAAACAATCATATCTAGATAATCTTATGAAAGATAAACATATAGTTGTTCAGTTTGGTATGCGTGGATATCATGAAACTAGGGATAGTGCAAATGAGTACATATCTTGGTTAAAGGGACAAGGATATAGGGTATTAGTTATAGGATTTAACTATGGATTTCAGTTTGATAACAACGTAATTGATTTGACAAATGGCATACTTTCGTTTAATGAATATTTATATTTAGTAGAACACGCAGAGAAAGCAATGTTATATTCATCATTCTTCAGTTTTTATAGAATGTATTTAGGAAATAAAAAGACAATAGTATATTGGGCAAGACATCTTGGTAGTTGGGACAATTATTTGTATCCAAGGTGCTTACAAAATGCAAACAATACAATAATTAATTCAGACGTATATGGTATAAATTCTCTAATGGATGTGACAAATGGTTAAGAAAAACAGTTTAATTCAGTTATTTAATACTAAAAAGAATGGATTAGATAATTTCAGGAAGTCAATGGCAGAAGAGCAGCAATGCTGTATAATGGTATCTAAGATATTATATACATATACTCCTGGAATGGATAAAGATTCCTCTGGGTATTTAACAAAGCAGGACGGGAATAATATCTATGAGTATAATAAGAAAGCTAAAACGTGGAATAAAATACAATGAAGAACACACCAGAAGAAGCAAGGTACTATGCAATTAAGTTCTTATTAGACGATATGATAAAATATATAGATGAAGACAAAAAGACCATAGAATTTTATGATGATGGTAATAATTATTTATATAGTAAAGGATATTGCAAAGAAGATAGAGATAGATATGTTAAGGAAAAATTTGAAGAAATGGAGACTAAAAAATGAAAAAAGAATTAGATATATATGGAGATTGTCCATTGTGCAAACAATCGTGGGACGCTGGAGAAATGCCAAAAGCAATTAGAAGATACTATGATAAACCATACAGATTTTCTAAATTAATAGGCATAGAAACACTAGATTATGATGGAGTATCAATTTGGAAATGTCCATTCTGTAAGACTAAGTGGAATAGATTTACTGGGGAGATAACTAAATGACAGAACTAATAAATTCTAGAGTGGCAATAGTAGTAATTAATAACCACAAATATATACCAAATTACTTCTTCACTTCGGTAATAAATCTTCTTGTGTATACAAAAAAATACTTTAAAAACGTAGATATTGTTAATATAAGTGCATATGATGTAGCAATTATGAGGAATATAGCCTGTGATATGGCTGTTAAATCTGGGTTTGACTTTGTATTTATGTGTGATGTGGATATGACGTATCCAAATGATAGCATTCTAAGGCTATATCAGAGACATATATATTTAGAAAATGAAAATTCAATAATAGTTGGAAGTGCAAGGACCAGAACACCACCACATTATCCTACTCAGTTTAAGAAATTTGACCATGTTCCATTTGGAGCAGAAGAAAATAGGGTATTTGCAGACACAAATAGTAATACATTGGTTAAAATAGAGGGGACTGGATTAGTTGGTGCATTGATACCAGTATCTATCCTAAGAAAGATAGATAAACCATATTTCCAAAATATATATAAGGAAGATGGTGGATATGAGGGAGAAGACATTAACTTCGCAAAGAAATGTAAAAAGAATAATATTGATATTTATCTAGACCCGCAGGTTAATTACGGGCATGAACTAATTAAAACAATTGATGCATCGGGTGAGCATCTAGTTGAACCTCAGTAATCTAGATAAAGCTACATAAGTTTATGTTATCAGTTAGACGTAATCCATTCTCAAGGTAGGCGTCAAGGATGTTCGAGTCGTCCAACTCTCGCTGGAAGAGGTGAGGAAAGAGCTATGGTAAGAGGAAGAATAAAAAATCCAGAGGAATGTGAGCGTATTTCTTTATATTTGCCAAAGAAACAAATTATAAGAATAGATGCTATCATTTCTAAGTCTGGTATTAAATCTAGAAATAAGTATTTTGAACAACTCATTAATAATTCTGCATTATCAAATCCTGATGATGAGATTAAAAATCTTGAACGACAGGAGGCAGAGTTAACTGAACGTATATCAAAGATAAAAGATAAGAAGATAAAGCTTATGGATGTTAATGATATATATAAGGAAATTGAGGCTGGACAAAAGATTAACAAGAGAAAGGCTATCGCAATAATTCAAAAGTCTATAGTTGACAAGAACTATGAGGCAGCAAAGACATTTTCAACCACTTGGTCAGTAATGTTAAGCTGTTCACCAGAAGAACTATTGGCAGAAGCGTATGGAGGATTAAAGTATGGACGTTAGCGATTTATTTGGAGGAGAAAATAAGTTTCGTGTTACTATTAATAAGGAACAAAATCTTATTAGAGAAACAAAGGCCGAGAACAAACCAAGGAGCAGTCCTGTTATTAAGTATAAGTCAAAGCAAGAAAGAAGACGTGAAAATTTAGACTATACAAAGAATTTCTTTAAGGATTTAATTGGTAGAGAAATAACACAAACTGAGCTTAATGAGTATTTTGCACTATTTGATGCACAAGAAACCAATATTTGGAAGTTTTCAGATGTATTAATAGAAAGAGACCTGTTAGAAATATCAGATATGGACGATTCTGGATAAAAACATTTATAAAGGTTAGTATATTCTAGTATACTATGGTAGAAACAAAAACAATTGATGGTGTCTTAGAAGATATTAAAATTAAAGAATATTCCAAGATATTAGCAGATGGCACAGAAAAGATAATGAAAATAGGTAGACTGCAGATTGCGGGTACTGGCTTTACTACATTTGATGAAGAAATGATGAAGGCATTCGTTGTTGGTGATGCTGTTTCTATAGACTATACTTCCGTGGTTAAGGGAGATAAGACATTTTATAACATAAAGGGTATTATTCCAACAAGATTAGTAAAGAGAGATGATAGTAATACGCCACAATCTCCAGTAGTAGAATCTCAAGAGAAAATATTTCCAAATCAAGTAGAACATGCTACTTTTAAAAAGTTTGATGATAAGAAATTTAAATTTGATTATGCTAATACAGAACAAAAGATTAGAAATGTTATAGAAAAAGTAGATAAAGACTATGGTGGTTTTAAACTCAATGTTATAGAAATTAAAACAGACATAGAGGGAGACGAAGTAAAACTTTCCCTATTTAGACATGACCCAGAAATTTAGTGAGTATGGTCTAAGAAACAGTAAAAGAGTAAGGTTAGATACAATAAAATTTATTAAAGAGATACTAGAGAGGCATAAGAACATAAAGATAGAAGATATAGTGTCAGTTGGATTTATTGAGACTGGAGAGTTTCAGTATAAGGTCAATAATGAAATAAGGGATAGACAAGTCATTACGCTATTAGCATATCTTTGCTGGTTTTATGATATCAAAAGTAATGAAATATATGGATAAAGCAAACAAGCAACAAATATTAAGAGAGAATGCGAATGAGTTATATGCCATGAAAAAGAGTGGTTTAAACTATATTCAAATGTCAGACAGAATGTCTAAGGACTATGATGTAGAAATTAAGCCAGAAGATATTAGTGCTATGTTTAAAAAAGAAGAAGCTAAGGCATTTATATATGGTTCAAAAAGTAGAAAAGATAATGCTAACTATGAACTAGAACAGTTGTCAAATAGATATAAAAAGGCTAGTGATATGGTAGATTGGCTTGTTGATTCAATAGAGAAGATTAAAGTTGGGTTATCTGAATTGCCACCAGAAGAGTATGCAATTAAGTTTATTAAGCTAACACCAGCAATACTTTCAATATCAAAGGAAATTATAAATCAACTAGAATATGTAAAGAAAGAACAAGAACAGATGGCAATTGAGCAGAAAAGCATGATGTTGTCACCAATAGAAGTTAACATTCAGATGACTAAAAAGCTAAAAGAATGGTCTGACAAAGGATACATTAAGATACTTAAAGTTATATCTGTTAAGGATGAAAATGAAGATGAAAAAGAAAATAAGAAAAACAACAAAGAAATTGGCGAAGAGAAGTACGAAGAAGCTGAAGAAATTCCCGCCTAAGTTTAAAACTAAACTAGACATAACTGTTACGTTTGTTTTATTAGAGCGATTTTATTAAACGCTCTTATAATTTAATTATTGAAAAGGAGGAAAAGAATGGTAGAATTTAAAGAAACAAAGCTGAATGAAAATGATTTAAGAAGAAAGAAGTTAGAACTATGTTCATATAAACTAGGAATTTTAACTAAAAAGATTGACCTTAAAAAGGCACAACTTGATAGACAATTAGAAGACTATGCTAAAGAACTTGAGTTTGATAAACTTGTACTTGAACATAAACAATTAGCTTTAGAACAAGAAGAAGTAATTGCTGGTGGTAACATTAAGGTAGTCGAAAGACAAATCGCTAGTGGTATTGAAAAGCAAGCTGAATAATAACATGGTAAATAATGTATTAAAATTTTTAAGCAATGTACTATCACTAATTTGGTTTTTTGTGGTAGTACTTTGTATTTCTTTATTGCCAATTACAATTCTTGTTGCAATGATAAAATTCCTATTTAATATATTATAATGACATTTTTAAACGATAGACCAACTAAATTATTAATAAGAGTCTCAAAGAAGACATTAAGAGATATTCCATTAACTAAACTTGGAATGGGTATTTATAACAGTAAGATATGTACAACCAAAGTAATCTCCAGATTTATGGAGTGTGGATTAGTATATATAGAAAAGAAGGGTAATATGTCTCTAGTAAAGATAACAAAGAAAGGTAAGGATTTATGTAAAGACTTATTTGACTTAAGGGAAAAGTATGGAGACGGGATAGTAAACTTATGATTAAGGAAATAGAAGAAGTACACGATAGAGATGGTAACAAGAAAATATATTTTGTTATCACAAACAAGTCAGAAACTGGATTCAACGATTGTTGGATTAAGTATATAGGTAATACACCACAAATAGATGAGGTAATCTGTACATGTAAATATGGTACAATTCAGGCAGCACTAGGTGAGAAGTATATAATATGTAGACATACAAAGGAAATGCTTGCATATTTAGAGGAACAAAAGGATGAATGCACAACAGAAACAAATACAAACTAAACGACTAACCGATTTAATTTCGTTTGTCGGAAAGGTTGGAAACTATAAGGGTTATTGTAAAGTAAAACCCAATACGTATGAGCATGAGCTAGCTAAATTTAATATAGTATACTTCTTAGTTAAGAATGGCTATCATGTATTGACAGAGGCACAGTTGGTTTCTGGTGGGATACCAGATATAGTTGCTATAAAGGATGGTTCTGGAATGATTATTGAGGTATTGAATACGGAAAAAGAGAAAATAAAGAACCTAGAACATAATCCCAAAATAGATAAATATCCGGAGGAATTCACATTTGTAGAGGTAGACTGTATGGACTATCAAACTGAATGTACAAAATTCTAGTGGGACAAGAAGAAATATTAACATTCTTAGAAAAACATCCAGACGAATGGTTCTGTGCATTAGATATAAAAAGAGAACTAGATGATGAATATAACATAAGTTCTGTAATGTTGGCACTAAAAAAGCTACTTACACTAAGAGATATAACCTCTAAAGAAGAGTTAAAATATAAAACGAATAAAAAAACAAAATATTATAGGTTAGCTTAACTACTATTTAGTAGCTACAACTTCCTTGCCTTTCTTCACTGCACTTAATATAAAATCAAGTACTAATGCAGAACCAGCTGCTCCAATTGCAGTAACATCTAATCCTAATCCACCTAATCCAAAGAATGTACCGAAACCAATCATACCTACTCTTAATACGGTAGATGCTAATTGTGTCCATTCAAATGTGGTAATCTTGCTGTCTTCTAATGCGTTGCTTGCCCATCCAGCCAAAGAACGTCCAACGGGGACTAAAACTAATGTTGCTATTTGTGTAAAATCCATTTTCCCTCCTTGTAATTTAGTCCTTATCGGGGACTAGGCGGTTTTTATCGTGAACACGTTATGGGAATTAACTGCCCCATAATACAATTGACTAATTAGTAATTAACTTTAATTAATTCTACTTCGTCTAAATCTGCCTCAGCGTCTTCAAAGTCATTGTCTTTGTCTAAGTCTGATACATCGTAAGTAACAGTAAATCTAGCTTTCACTAAATCATCATCGTCACTATCGCCATCATTATAGAAATAAACCTTAACTTCAAAACTCACAGTAGCATCTTCGCCGTTTACATCAACATCAGTGTCTTGAACAAAGATATTTGAGATATCTCTATATTCTTCAACATTTTGATTTTCGATGTCATTGGAGTTCAATTTAGCCATTAAAGCCTTTTTGAAATCTTTTGAATCAAGCTCAGATAGTGCTAATTCAATTGCTTTATCTTCAGAATCTAAGTCCTTAATTTCTTTAAGTTCAGAGAATTTTGAGTCTAATGCAACGATTTGAGCACTTAAGTTGGAAACATCTACGTTTCCAGCTACTACTTCTGGTACAGATACATTAACTTGTGCAGCGATACTAGCGATATCTTTATCAGATAACTCTAACCCGCCATCCTTAAGAGCGATACCACCAAGGATACCAATCAAAAGTGCCATTGCAGCTATTAAAGCTCCAACGTAATACACATTTCCGTTTGTATTTGTCATTTTATATTAACCTCCTTTTCAGTCATAAAATTGTGCGTATATGGTCTCATATATCATATATATTGTTCATTTTATCTTTTATAAATGTTATTATATTCCACTATACCCTAAAAAAGGGCTGTAAACTGGCTAGAATAGAACAAATGCATTGGCATTAGCCTATCAAAATCCTTTTCAAATTCCTTTTGGAGGTCTATCTGTTTCTTACTTGCATCATATAGAACTCTTAAAACAAACTCTGAGCACATCTGAGACTCTGGTCCTTTCATGCGTTCGAAGAATGGTATCTTTTTTTTTGTTAATATTAAACTTCCTATTGCTAATATTGACTTCCAGTCATATGGTATTCCTTCATATTGTTCACAATACTTATCAATTGTATAAATCTGTAGCTTTGGTCTTAGTATAACTATATTACCGTCGCTGACCTTATTATCTAACCACCAAAGTGGATATGGAGAATGAACAACTCCATTATCTAATGCCTCATAAACAGTAGCACACTTATCTCCATTTTCATCAGTTTCAAATCCAGATACTATTCCCACGTGATTTATACTATCAATCCAACCATCTCTACCAAATTCCATATAGTTAGCAAATCTTATAAGTTTAAAAAATACAGCATCCCAACCATCAGTTATCTTGCTGTCATTAAATCTAAAGCATATTACGTCCCCTTCTTTTATTGCGTTTTTCATTTGTAATAAACACCCATAGTTTTTAATTCTGTTAATTCTGAATCAAATACAACCTTAATTCTACATGTATTTATATCCGTAGAAACCTGTGTGCTAATATAATTGTCTAAATATGTATATGTAGAACCATTATCGAAGGATACGAATACAGCAGTTCCAGCCAAATTATTACCGCTTATCCTAGATTCCATATATGATGGGATAATAGATAGTTGTATAGTATCACTTATCCATATAGCAGGTAATGATGTCGGTAGTAGTGAACCAGATTCTATTTTTGTTTCGCTATGCGTTCCACTATCTGTATCAAATGTGTTTAAATATGAATGTTTCATTTCATTAGCATTATCAATATCACTAACAGTATATTCAAACTTAATACGTTTTTTAAGTATTTGAGGAATGCTGCTTCGTTCCTTTTGTACAGTTACCTCTGTTTGTGTTGGTTCATCATTACTAAATATATGAGTAAACTTCTGTATGGTATATCCATCTTCCGAAGGGCTTAATCCATTATATGAGTCAGATATTCTAAGCTTCTCTCCTGGCCTTAGGGTTGGTAACATTAATGATTTGACCGTACCAACTATTGGTGGAACTAGGTTTTTACTTAATTCGAAGTCTGCTCTTGCCTGTGCCTCATCAATTGTGGTTAAACTAGTATCTGTAATAATTGTTTCTTTAATGTCATATTTGGCCTGTGATTCTGTGTCTTCTGCTGTAGCTATAATTCTAATATCATCAGATTCTGCACCATATATCTTAACTCTATTTGTTACAGATTGTAAGTCTGGAGAAAAATCGCTTGTTTCTATTAGATTTATTGTGCTAACTATTGCCTCTGTTTCATTGGTAATAGTACCGCTTGGCACATAATGTAATATAAAATAAGCATCTACATATGCATCATATGAACCAGCAGAACATAATTCTTCTACTATTTCCCAGAATGGTTTTTCACTATAATTAACAGTAGCAGTTGTGAGGTCGTCTTGTATTTCTGCGGTAGATATAATTCCACTAAAGTATTTATCAACTATCTCTTTTAAAATAGTAGACCTTGCAATGTCAGTAGCAGAATATGTTACTAATTTACCTATTGTTCTAACCGCACTAGACCTTCCAACCAACTGCATTCTTCCGTCTGTACTAGCTGGTCTTTCTATTAATCCAGTAAACACAAGGGTTGTTGGAGTCCCATAATCTAAATATATTTTCAACTTATCATACATACTAATCCTGCCAGAATATTGTTGATATGAATTATCTATATTAATTGCAAAGTTACCTATTGTTTCTGTTATCCCATCGGTATAGCTTCCCTCTATCGTGTCTCTAGTAATATCAATAGTTTCTGTATCTGTCTCTACGATAATCTTATATTGTACGTTAAATACGGGTGGAACGAATACGTGTATTGGGAAACCGCCTATCTTCTCTAAGTTTCTTACTGGAAATCCCATTATATTAAATCCTCCGAACACACATCTGTATTATCCTTGCAGAATCGTACATAAAGTGTTGGTTGGAAGTATCTCCAAGTAGAATAACTACAGTTATAGTCTGCATACATCCATAGTGGAATATTCTCATCCATTACCGTATTCTCTTTGAATAATGTCCATGTGTTATATGGTATATAACTTGGTGATTTGGTTGATGTATAGTTCGCAGTCATGTTAACACAAGTTAGGTTGTTTGTATTATCAATATATACATACATATTTGACCTTCCAAGCGTTATATCTTCCTCGTTACCAGTGCCACTATTATAAATATAGCTTATTTCATCTGTAGTTAAACTTCTATTGTAAATACGAACATCGTCGATTTTAGCATCTAAATTTTTACTTGTACCATCTGATTCAGACGCTATTGCCAAGTTACTCATACCAGTTATTATTTTACCAGAAACCGCTTTGTCTATACTAATTTGCTCCCCATCTACATACGTTTTTACAGTAGAACCATTATAGGTCATTAAAAAATGATGCCAAACGCCAATCTCAAATATATAATATACATCATTTGTACTAACCCATCCAGTTACATCGTCTGTTTTTACGATACTCCTAATTTTATTAGACGATGGTACAAATCCCAATGCCCATTGTTTGTTTTTTCTAACAACAGCCAAATCTGTTGTTCCAGATTGTATCGAATTTAAATTAACCCAAGCCGATAAAGTAATGGTATCTGTAAAGTTTAATGATTTTGAATTACTTATATTAATATAATCATTCACCCCATCAAATCCAATTCCTTGATTTATTTTCCCTTCGGTTAAATGATTAGTATCAAATATTACTTGCGGTTCTTCTGATGTTCCATTATAATCTCTTCCAGAATATTGAGCAACTAAACCATTATTATTCAAAGCATAATGTCCTATTCCTAAATTATATTGTGCTGTAATTTCTGATTGAGATAATGCTCTTGAATATATTTGAACGTCGTCTAAGGAGCCGTTAAATATATCTCCCGAACCTCTCATTCCAAAAGTGAAATCACCAACATCTTTTATAGAATCAAGAATAGTTGTAGGAGTGATAGATGAAATTAATCCATTACTATATAGAAGTCTATGAGTTCCGTTATTGACTGCTGTTATGAGTGTGTAATCGTTAAAAGAAATACCATTTATCTTAGCATAGTTAGAAACAGAACCATTGTAATATTGCCAAACCAATGTTGAACCTTCAACATAAATTCTGTCATAATAATTTTTGCCTATAAAATGCTGTTTAGTTAGAGAATTTGTTTTTACCCAAAAAGAATATGTATAAGTATCATTTTTTTCAAAATTCATATTAGAAGAATTTAAACTTATTTTCCCATCAACTCCATCAAACTTCATAGCCCCATCTTCAATAGTAACGCCACCACTAACTGTTCCATGATTAAATGTTCTACCATAGCCAGTTCCGTTATTAACTCCAGTAGAATCAATAACGTTCCCTGTATTATTATAGTATTGGTCGTTAAGTTTGTAATGGGCGACTAAACCTTCTTCCAACTCCGCATAGTATCCTTTGTTTGTAAAGTTTAATATTGGAGAATTTTTAGTCTGTCCATAAACACTTACGTTCTTTGCAGTAGGACTATTTGGTGAAAACTGTATATAATCAACAGCAGAACCCCAAGCATATTTCCATTTAGAGTAAAAGAACTCAATCCATCTTGTAATATTTATAGAATAGTCATCATTGTGTGCTTTAATATAATACTCCTTACTTCCACCAATATAATCATAATTAATACTAGTTATATTAACAGAGCCAGAGCTTAAATTCATTGGTATGGTTACATTTACATTTCCAGTTGGACTATTGTCTAAGTAGTTCTGTATACTAGTAACATTTAAAAATATTCTTCCAATTGTTGATAATAGATTGAAATTGTTAAACTGTATTATTCCATCTGTTTCCGAATATATATTTAGTGGTATTAAATAGGATTCTCCTATAAATTTAGTTCCATTAAAGTTAATTATACTATCTGTTATGCTTATGTTTGTAGTGCTATTTATAGCTCCAGATATATTTCCGTCAATTATTCCATCTCCACCGAAGTCAAATGTAAGATTACTTGGCTCACTATCTGGGATAACTATCTCTACTGTATCTACATATGGTATTATAACCTCTTTCCCAGTTAGTCCATTAAATGCAATTTTGTATAATAGGCTTAGTCCTGGATTTAAGAATGTGTGCTCTATTCCGGGTTCTACACTGTCCCAATTAGCTCCACCATTAGAACTCATTGAGAAATTAACAGATGCGTTATTTTCATAACCACCAACAGTATTATTATAATCTGCGGTTAATGTAGCAACTGTTATTGGTGCTTTAGATGAATATATAGGATATGATTGTAAACTAGAATTTGTAAACTTACTACTTGTAAAGTTAATTTCGTTTATATATAAGTTGTTAGATACGCTTCCGCATCCCTCCGAATCTTCTTCATCATATGTTTGATATGTATATTGTTTAAATTGTAGTGCTGCAGCCTGTTCATCTGATATATATGCAATAAACGTAGATGGTAGACCTATATCTGCCATATAACCATTATAGTCAGTCCACCTGGACGTTTGATACTGATATTTAACTGAATATATTCCAGACGTATAATCATAGGTTATGGTCCTAGTTCCACCATCGCATCCGCTAGAACTACATGGCTCCCACCTATCTACCGTAGTTTTCTCAATTCCAGTTTTTACGATAGTCCAACTGCTATCTGCATTTTTATATGCACTAATCTTTATTGGTTCAATAGTTTCTCCATATTCATAACATACACTATCATCATCTTCATCGCAATAATCAAACTTAGTAGTATGTATAGCTTCGTCTGCCAATAATACATAATTAACATAATTGCATGCATTGGTATCATATTGCTCTTCACCAGAACCACTATATGATAATGATATGTTTATTGCTGATGTAGATAGAATATTTGTGTTATTTAGATATGCATATACTATGTTATCCTTACCAATAGATTCCCTAACGTCAATATCTTCTGGACCAGACACTGTTTTCATATTTAAATATCCATCATGTTCAGAATTTGTAACAGTTAAACTTGTATATTCATGGTCACAGTCTGGACATCCAGCATATGAATAATAACTACCGTCTGCTGTTTTATTCCATATTGACATATTTATTGATGAATCCTCAAAACTGTCTAAATATTTGCTTGATGTTGATGTCTTTTTTGGAATTAAATATCCACCGGCAACAGTGTATTCTGTGGGTGATGTATATATATCTGATGCGTTATTAAAGTAATTAAGATAATCTAGTCCAAATGGTAATCCAGTAATGTTTACTAAGAATGATATAAAACTAGATGACTTATCTAATAAAAAGTATATTGTGGAAACTCCATTATTGGAAACTGCAACCGTACTATTAATGTTATTTTGATAGTCTGTAGTCGTTGATAGGTTTTCTCCAATCATTGTTCCCTGGAAATACTTATCTATATCTGTTGAATTTATTTTATAAATAGTTAAATTTGTTGCATTACCAGATAATTCTATTGACACGTTATCAACATCATCATATGCATTAGCAGTAAATATGCTACCAATAAGGTTATTTGTTTTTCTGAAAAACTTAACAACTATGTTTGCAGTAAAGTCATATAGTCCACACACAAAATCTACTCCAAGTTCTGGACTATCTGAACTTAAGCATATATTACCAAAGTTAGAATGAGCAGTTGCTGTTACGTTAGAACCTATTTCTACAGATATGTCCCTAGTTAGGTTTTCTACTGTAAATGAATAGTTAAGTGTTTCTAATCCATAATATCTTTCAGTAGAGGTAACGCAATTACCTGCAAAATCACATGCAATAACATCATAGAAATACATATCTTCATCTAAGTTTGTCCAGTTAATATTATATACTATAGGCGCAGTATATGATGGCACATCCCAAACCATTGCCTCCTCATAAAAATTAGAATTAGAAACAACAAAACTTCCCAATTGAGTTATATCACTATATGGGTATGGGGAGTTTGCCTCATTTAAACAATAATATTTCATGTAATTAGATGGCCAATCTGAATAATAGAATGATGTTAGATGAATATAACTATTATTGGCAATAAAACATGAAGATGGTATTGTTAAATTATGTGTTCCAGCACCATCTTTAACCATCCAAATAGAAGTATCTGGAGAACTTGCGTCGATGGGTTTAGCATACACTATTGTTGATAAAACAGTTGCTCCCACTGGTAATGAGTCTAATTGCACACCCGAAAAATCATCATAACTATCCAAATCTCCATCTCTAAAATTAGAAAAATAATGGTCAATACTCCAATTGGGGAAAAAAGAGGCGAGTGGTATATATCCCGTGCCACTTTCCCATGCATAATTTTCATTATAATATCCACTATAATTTAAAGTACAATATCCATCTGTAATGTGGCTAACATTTGTTTGTTCTTGATAACAATAATCTGCAGAGGCTAGGGATATAAAAAATACACATAATATAATTAATAAAAAATTAAGCTTCATATGTAGTTTGATTAATGGTTCCACTAGATGTTCTAAGTGTAAATGTTATATTCTTTAAGTTTAGTTCATCTAATTGTACATTGCCATATATCCAATCCATTACTCCAAAATCAGCAGTTCTTGTAAGTGCAGTTGTATCTGGCGTCCAATTTATTATCGGAGATACCGTATCAATCAAGAAGTTTATAAGATTTGATGTTGAATATGTAATGGAATTACCAGTTCCAAATGGTATACCACCTCCAGAATTATAGATAGTTAATATTTCTGCACTGGTAAGCGTTCTATTATAAAGACTTATTTCATCAATTCTAGATGATGCATATTCACCATTCATTAGTCCATATTTAATTGAGTTTATTACTGGAGTTATTCCAGTATCTACTCCAATTAATGTGCCATTAATATATATTTCTCTAGTTGTTGTATTCCAGTTAAGTGTAATAAAATACCAATTATTTATTGTCATTCCATGATTAAAACATGAAGAAGTATCTGCACCAAGTTCTATACATATCTGAGCCGCATTAGTTCCGCTTATATATATTCTAGTTGCCCCTGCATTATTCGGATATGTATCAAAATATCCATCTAGTACATTTATACTTGTTGGATATAACCAAAACGATGTGCTCCCAGTAGTTCCAATACCAGTTGTTGCTCTAGTCAAATATGCATTATTATTGAAAAAATATGACTTTCCAATTTTACCATCTTGATTTACTTGTGCGTTAGTATTTATGGCATTAACATAATTTTTTGAATCAACAGCAGTAGTTCCACTTGTCTCATCTAATTTATAATAAGAAACTAAACCATTTTGATATATTGGATTCATAACTGGTGTATGACCACATAGTGGACAACTTGTTATGTTTGCCGATAGGCTATAATTTCCATCAGACAAATTATAAAATGCTATAGAACCAGAATCATTTACAATAGTATTGTTTACTATGTCTCCACTTTCTCTTAGTGTATAATTTATTGAGTATGTGTCTACTCCACTAACGTCCAATTCTTCAGATATGTTATTCATATTATACCATGAATTATTTTCAATCCTACCAATAAATTCAGATGATATACTATAATTATCTAAATAAAACGTTCTTGGTATAGATTCTGTTGATTTTAAAACGTCGTATGAATAGTTATAGTCAACTAGACCATAGTTTATTCCCCACTCAATACCCTCTTCTGCCAAGAAACTTGGTCCACAAGATGGTTCTATTGTGTAGATATATGTTAAATCAGTTAAATTAACCCACTTTGTCCCATTGTAGCAAGTAAATCTTATATATTGTTCATTAAACCCAAAATCGCTATTATAGACACTATAGTTTTCATATCTAATTTTCACATCTGTTCCAGAGTATGACATACATGATGTTGGTAATATTTGTTTTTTTGTAGTAACATAATTATATGTTATATATTCATCTTCCATAGGAATTGGCATATAACATGACATGTCTTTTGCAACTATATACGTAGAAACGCTTACGTTTAAGTTGGCTGGTTTCTTATAAGTAGTAGTTATATTAACTCCAAATGCTGGGTCTATTCCCCATCCCTGTAGTCCAGTAGTTAAGTCTCCATCATATAGTGTTCCATTTGAAGAATCTTTTACCTTAGAATATGAACCGGTTGCTATTGCGCCACACTGATATGACTTATTCGCCTGCTCTTGATAACAACTATTACTATATAAATCTAATGGCTTTGAATATGCAGAGCATTTCCAATTTAATATACCAGATTCATTTAAAAATATATCGTAGAAAGTATGAGTAAAATATTGTTTATCGGTTTCTAGACTTGTATTATATATTTCTGATGCTATTTCGTTTCCTGAATTATATACAGAATATCCATAATTATAAAATGGATTATCATTAGATAAATAACTACATGATATGTTTATTTTGGAGGCATTTGTATATGTTCCATTTGCTGGCGCTACCGGACTAATATCAAGTCCAGATAAAGAAACGGTATATGCACCATTAACACCAGAATTAACAGTAAGTGAACTTGCAGTATAATCATCATAATAAAATACCTTAGCATTACCACCACTACCAGTTCCACCAGTAGATGTTCCGCTACCGCCAGACCCACCAACTGTATTAATTGTAGCACCGTTTAGGTTAATGTGGTCTCCAACAATAACAATATCACCAGCAGAACCACCTCCGCCACCACCAGATTTACAATAATATGTATTACATGGTCCATTCGCTCCATTCGCTCCATTTGCAGATATGGTACTAGAAACAGTTATGTATGATGCATTTAAGTATATCCATCCACCACCAGAACCGCCAGCTGCATTCCATTTCTTTTCAGATGGACAAGTACTAGAACAATATTTAGCGTTTCCAAAACCACCAGAGCCACCAGACGAACCAAAATATACAGATGTATCATAATTAGATGCATATGTTTTTGTTGCCCCAGAACCACCGGTAGCAGTTGAACAAGAACCACAATATGTACATGCATAACCTGTTCCCCCAGAACCATTCCCTGGACCATTGCCAGTTGTTCCCTGTATTGCTCCACCACCACAACTATTAGATGTAGCGCCAGGAGTATATCCAACACCATTTGCACTAACTGGACCCAAGATTGTAATATTATTTGCAGTTATGTTAAGATATCCAGTACTGTTTACAGTTAATGAACCCAAACTAGTTATATAAACTTGGTCATATGTAAAATTACCACCCATGCTAGTTGGATTTATAATTGTTAAATTAGGTAAAACTGGGTCAAATAATCTAAGAGAATATTCTTCATAGTCAGAATCAACTCTATACTTTATTGTTAATTTGCCAGTATCTGAACCAGTATACTTAAATATTTTAGAGTAATAGTTTCCCTCTCCCCATTCTACTATCATGTTCTTTCCGAATGATTGAGGTGATGTAACATCTTTTATTGTCTCGCCAGTATATTCTAATTTTGAAACTTCATATTGATATATAAGTCCAGAACCATTTTGTATAATAATTGTATGTGATACCGGGAATAATTCAACAGCATCTGTGCCACCATCAAATTTATAAATATCTGTTATCGTCGGTGTAGATTGTGTTTTATATGTACTTATACGTTTTATTTCTGTATAGTTTGTTGATTGATTAATTGTGTATGTAATATCATAAACTGAAGCATTACGTATAACAGACTTAGTGCCATTAAATAAAGCATTTCTTTCTTCTCCAGAAGTTACCCAGTGTCCGTCTATATATGACTGAAACGTAGTAACGGTTGGCTCTACCTTAATTCTTAAAGAATCATTCAATGTCATCATTACGTAGGAACCCATCAGCACTGTCAGTAATAGAAATCCAACTGCGATGCTATATTTGTTCGTAGCCATTATATATATTTATTTACCATCCTTTATAAACCTTCTTATACCTTTAATCCAATGATTATTGACATGTCAATATCAAACCATACTGTATCATCTGCGTATGTTTTATCGCTATGCAAATCTCTTGAATTTTCAGTAATTGTTAACTTTTCTATATATCCAGATATTGTGCTTTTGCTATATTCACAAGCTGGAACATTATTGTTTTCTGGTTCAACCGTTGCAGTTACTTCGCCACCCTGAACATCTGCTCCTTCACATATTTTAACCAGTGTGTTTTTAATTGTATATGCATTCGCTCTGGTTGTTGTAACTATGTGTCCCTGTATTCTATATGTTGTGGTAATTCTTAATAGGTCAACAATTTTTGGTGTAGCAACGCCTTCATCTTGTCTGCCTTCTGATTTTGGTGGTGTAATTACAAATAATTTATTGTCTAGTTGTGTATTAGTACTAGTTGGATAAATTTCTACACTATACTCTCCCTTGCTTATTGTTATTGCTTGTACCATTTTATGCTGAAACTAATCTTCTTACGTCCTCCGTTAATTTTTGATTGTTATCTCTAAGTATTTTTTCTAGCTCTCTCTTATCTTGCACAACTACATTATATGTTACATTCATAGATACATTTGCATTTCCACCCAAACTAGATGGGTCTTTTGTAGCTATAATGTAATCATCTGGAGATGTGTTTACGGTTCCGCTTGGTGTTATTATGGCATCCTGAACATCTTTAGACGTATCACTATCATTTGAAAATAAAGACGATATTAACGAAAATGGATTAAATCCAGCAGCACTTAATAATGGCATGGAAGAATGATTGTTATTATCTTTTGACGAAGTATCGTCATCCTCAGACACGTGCTTTGTAATTATTATATGTGTTGATGTCCATGTCTTTTCTAGTGAATCTAGATAGTCTTCTGTTGTTACCACATAGTCTGAAACTCTTTGTTCTGCTTCATTTAACTCGTTTCTTGTGCTATCTTTATATCCTGCAATCGCTTCCACCCATGTATTCAATGCCTCAACCTGTTTTGGATATTTTGCGTGTATTTCGTCTAATTGAGTCTTGTATTCTTCAGAAGATTTATCATCTTCAAACTCTGCATTTAGCAAGTCTATTTCTTTTCTTAATTCTTCAGTCGTTATTTCTGGGAACATTATACCACTTTCAATTCCAAAAAATGAACCAGTTAGTCCTTTCCCGCCAGTTTCTATATTTACCTGTTCAACTGCTTTCTGATATGCATCAACAAGGCCTCCTATCCCCAAATCGTCTATATCTGGTTTATATAGCCCCATTGTTAATCCCGATTTTATAGCTGCCGATAATATATTACTTACTGCGTTTCCTGTCTTAATCATAATCTTAAATAATCCTGTAGCAAAATCCTCGTCTCCTATTAACTTTGCAACAATACCAATCCCAAGGGTAATACCACCATCTGCCCCCATTGTCCACATACCAACACCTATTAATGCATCTCCTATTGCCGCAAGTCCTTTACCATCATTTAAATCGTCATATGCCTCTTTTGCCATAAAAAGAGATACGCCAATCTTTATACCAAGACCAGCTGCCTTAGCAAGATTGCCACTTTTAAATACCCAATCTTCTAGTGCTTTACCAAAACTAGGAAATGCTAAACTTGTCATGGCCAAACCAGATATTACCTGACCTGCGGTCCATGCAAATAATGAGACTGCTCCAATTGCAGTTTGTATCCCCTCTGGTAATTCCATAAATGCTCCAAGTAAATCATATACTATTGGAGATAATGTTTCCATTATTGGAATCATTGTTACATCCATAGCGGCTGCCGTTAATTCTGTCACTCCCCATAAATCTAAAGATGAACGAACCATTCCATCAAATACCCTAGTAAGCGCCATACCTGCAAACATTGTAGATAACATTTCTCCCTGGAATCTTCTTGTCTGTCTTGCAGAATTAACTATAGTTCTGTTGTAGTCTTCGTTCTTTATTTTTAATTGGACAAGGGTTCTTCCTGCCTTGTCAACAATCTGGTTTTGTTTATTATATTCAAATCCAGCCTGTCTCATACCACGCAAATAACTATTTACATCAATACCAGAACTTTGAGCATCTTTAGCTATTGTTTGGTTCCTAGCATTTATTTTTGCATCACGTTCTTGTTCTGCCTGAATTTTATTATTTTCTCTTTCGCCTTTTCTTTTAGATTTTATTTCATCATTTATGCTTTCTATGGAAAGTTTACTCTGTATTTTTGAGCTTAATCTTGCAGCATCAGAATCTATTCTAGTTTGCGTTTTTGATAATGCCAACCTATTTGAAAGTTCTTGTCTTGCTAATTTAGAACGTTGAACATTAGCCTGTTTATGTGTTATTATACCCTTTTTCTCGTTTTTGTCAATCTGTTTTGACATGTCTTTGGTAGATGCCGTAAGCTTCGCTAGTTTCTTTTGAGTACTCTCAAATCCACTATCTGTTGCGGTTACATGTACGCCTACCTTTTTATTTATTGCCATTATCTTCTATGCTTTGTTTGTTTTGATTTTTGTTCAAATTCCCACTCAATATGCTCTTTTAACATATTATAAGCCGGGAGGGGCATAGCTAACAACTCGCTATACCCACCAACTACTTCCATCATCCTAGTTAGTAGGAGCATCTGAGCTCTTTCCTTCTTCAGTTTGCCGCTTAGCAATCTGTTCTTTAATCCTTCCAAGTGCTCGCTCATTTGTTTTTGCAGATTCTTCACTAACATCAATGACTTTAGCTAATATAGCCAAGAATATATCTTGTCTAAATTTTTTAACATCATCTAAAGTTAAGCTTTCGTCCCTTAGGCAATTAAGAATTAACTTACATCTTTTGTTCATTATGGAATCTTTAGACTCCCCATCCTCAACTGACAGCAATATTGAATCACTGATTGACATTGGATAAACATTAAGTTCAACTCCTTCTATATTAAGTGCACTACTAGCTCCAAAAAACTTTTCAAATCTATTCATCTTTTCCTCCTAAATATTTTAGTTGTTTACCATTTATTAATCTTACTATCTTTTCGTGACCACTATCCTGTGGTAACTCTTCTTCCTCGTCGGTATCTTTTTCTTGTACGTTATCTGCTATGTAATTAATCTTATCTATCATGTCGGTAAATAAAATACTTTTCATTTTCTGGTATTCCATAGCTTGGTCAAATACCCACTTGAAACAAAGTCCAAAGTCGTCGCAGAATTGGTCTCCGGCAAGATTTACAAATAATTCTTTTATGTCCCTAGGTACACGTGACATTACAAGCCCACTTTCCCTTATTTTTTTATAAATAATATCCCCTTCGTTAGCCATTCTTAATCACCTCTACTTCTGTTGCATTTTCTGGGCCATATGCAATAGCAAATTTAAAATTATCTTTATTAAGCGAGTCTACATCTGCCCATGTTTGGTTTCTGTGTTCTGCCCTAACGTCAGTATCGCACCAGAATTCAAAGTGTTTATCGTTGGCTTCTGCAAAATACCATATATCTTCTCCCATTAAAAATGTTGGATGTGTTCTTATTGGAACTTCCTCTACAACTCTTCTATTAACAAGTAGACAACCCATGTTTACTCCATAGATATTAATTAATTGTGGGTTTTTTGTATCTTTGATAATAAAAGGAACTAACTTCTTTTGCTCCTCGGATAACCTATTTGCCCTTAGGTCTCCAACAAATTCTTTGTATGCATTTATCTCATCAAATGAAAAGAACTCCATACCCTTACCCATTACTATGTCTCCAGACTTTAACAAGCATGGTACCTGTTTTCCTTCTGGGAATATATGAACGTAGAATCCGACATTGTCTTTATTATATGACAATAGTTTCTCTATCCCGTTAGTTGGAATAAATATATCTGTATCTATCCAGAATAAATAATCATAATCGCTCTTTAAAAAGTATTGTCTTATTCCCTCTCGTACCCTTGCAATCATACGAAGTGAATGCTCATCGTCTGGTTTCCATGGTGACCTCCATGATATTATCTTCTTATTCTTTACTGTTAAATCTTTAATAGAATTATAAAAGTCTTCATCATCTGGTGTGTTATCCACTACACAAACGTCAAAAACTGGATAAGACATTCTATTTAAATGGCCTATCCAGTCAATAAAAACTTCCTTATGGCGCTTGCTAACTGGAGCACATATTAGTACTCTTGGTAGCATACCATTTTTGATTTCCATACTAAGATTAGAACTTAGTCGAAGCTGTGAATGTAGCCAAAGTTGCTAGTGTTGCAGTTGTTGAACCGTCAATGCTTTCAAATTTGATATTCGCAGATGCGTCCTTGTCGAAAGGTGGTGCTTTGAATTTTACTGAGAACTTAAGTACTCCATCTGTGAAAGATGGTTTTACAGAAGTAAAGTATCCGTTAGCTGCTACAACTCTTAAAGCTGCTGCTGCTGGTGAAGCTATTAAGCTTCCTGGATTCTTTGTTTCATCAGTACACCAAAGTAAAGCCATTCTATACTTATCTCTTGTATGGTCTGAAAACACTGAAAAGGGTGTAGTCGTACTTGCTGTATGTATTAAGTCAAAAAAACCTGTACCAGCTGTTCCTGTTGGTGTACCTACTGCTAGCGGGTATGCCTCCAAAGTAATTTCTGTTGGTTCTTCTGGCGTAAACTTTACAAGTCTACCTCCTCTTACTGTAGCTATAGCATCGAATTCTTTGTCGCCTATACTGATATCAACTGTTTCTGTTATAGAAGCAAATTGTACATCAGTTTTGCCAACTCCTGCGATTGCCACTCTACATGTTTCACTCCATGTGTCTGGGACTGTTGCCATTTAATTTATCCTCCTTTTTGAATTTAATTTTCCTCTATTCATCTTTTCGACCATGATTATCTAGCTCCTGCTAGGTGTTGTTCTAGCTCTACTGCAATATCTGCATCTATTTTTTCTACCTGCTCTTTATATACTGGTGTAAAAAAATCATCTGATTGTTTATGTTTTACTGTAGTAAATCCATATCTCTTTATATCTGCTGTTGATGCTGATTTTTTAGACTGAGGTACAGATGGGTTAGAATTGTGTCTTTCTAGGTATACCCCAGGAACTACGTGTTCTCTAAATCCAGCAATAAGATATTCAGCATAATATGCATCTATGTCTAATAGTACGCCAGCTTTAGTTACACTAAGTTTTATGCTATTTGCTAAATGCCCAGTAGAACGTCTACTCTGTGCCCTAAGTTTCATTTTCTTTTGCATAATAGACATATTGTTTTTAATGGCTTTTGTTACTGCTTTCTCTACTCTTTTGTTATCTAACTTATAAGTTAATGTTATTATATCATTAATTCCATTTACTCTAATAGATACTACCATTAGTAAGAAACCGTCCTATCAAGTGTAAACATAAATTCATATTTAATTCTTTTAACATGTAGTCTAAAATTATCTGTTTCAACCATATCTCCACTTTTAACTGGTTTTATATATTTAAATCCAGCTGCTCTTAGTACGTGTCTATTTGTTTCAATGGTATTAAATACTTGGTCTATAAACTTAATAGCGGCAACCTTTTGACATGCATAGATTTCTATTTCTATAGAACCATTGTATTCTGTTCTTGTTTGTGTAATTTGTTTATTCTCATCTAACTCAACCTCTCCAATAACCATCACTGGATAATCATCCTTTTTTGTAAAGTTTTTATCTGAATAAGAATTTGTATAAGAAATAGTTGCGGTACCAACGTCATTCAATCCAGTGTACGCAGTCTTAACAGTATCTCTTAATAGTTCATTAAAATTTTTCCAAATAGTAGTTTCTACCTCTGATTTGCTGATGCTCGTTGCACTAAAAGTCATACCTGTTTACCCTCGATGAGTTATTTTGTCCACAAGGACAATCATTAGAAATATCTTATGTTTATAAATGTTACTATATTATTTTATATCCTTCTTCCGTATACTTCTATGGCATAAACGGTGTCTTCTAATTCATGAGCAACCGGTTCTCCATCTATTTTATAATTAATTTCTTTATGCGTGATAATGTTATCGTGTGAAATGGCTTCGGTTGACTTAAAGAAAAATCTCTTGTCTTTCGTTGTAAATACTCCCGCCTTAACAACATCATCCTCATTACTGAGTGCGTTAACCACTGCGACAGTACTAACAACAGTAGCAGTCCCAACATTAAGGTCTCCGTAGTCATTGTATGTGCTATTTGCATATGATGTTATTGTGACTGTGCTTCCAAGCGCATCTATCTTATCGTTAACGATACATTCATCTACAAACATATTGATAAAATAAAAAGAGATACGAGTGGGGTGAATATTGCAGATAATCTAAGATTAAATAAGTACGCAAGACCGGCAGCCAATATTGCAGAAATTGTGGTATTGACCCTATACCAATACTTATATCCCTCAACTAATCTTTTGGTTTCCTCCTGATTTTTAAATACCAATAATAATTGTTGCTTACTTGGAAGTGCCAAAAATTCATCTTCACTAATTATTAATCCACATCCCATATTATATCTTAACGGTTCCCTCTTTGAACCCGCCCATGCTTCTATTTAATGTACCTAGTGAACTCTCATACATTTCATAAAAAAACTTAAAGTTGTCAGATAGTTTTTTGTTGATTGTAATATTTCCGAATTTATAACTTCCAGATGAGCCTATGTCTTTTTTAGCATAACAATACGAAGCTGCTAAATATGTTGTCATTTCTTCTAGTGCTGGTGATATCTCAGATGCTTTTTGATTAAACTTAGAATACTCATATGTAACATACATCGCCTGAACAGTTGCGCTTGGAGCAGAGGATAGTGTAAAATTACCAGTAGATGAATTGATTGTAGCAACCGTTGCGATTGTCTCTACATCTCCAGACAATAAAGAAACAGATATATCGGTAGTTGTTACGTCACCATCTCTATTTCTATCTGCTATAAACTGTTTCCAGTTTTGAACATAAAAAGAATTATTAGACCCATCTATAATATTTGTTCTAAATGAATCTATGTACTGTAACCTTTCTCGGTCTACAGTTACGTTTACTCTATCGCAAACGTTTTTCTGAGCTTTTAAAATAAATAAAGAAATAAAAGTATCGCTAATAACACTAGAAGTAAGATTAGTAATAGCCCTTACCTTATCCATACTGGTAAATGCCATGGGGTGCTACTAGGCAGCCATACAATAAATCGCAATTACATCAGCAGACGTTTCACCTTCAGTATAGTACACTACCTTTGTTGCGGTAATGTTCTTTGTTGAAAGAGAACCTAATACTTCAGCGGCAGAGCCAGATGCTCTAATCCATGTAGTACTTCCTCTTGCAGTAACGATTTCTTCACTAACAGCCATATTTTACCTCCTTATTACTTTTTCTTTTTACGTGATTTATATACTTTTTTAGCCTTAACAGTAATATTTTTAACTTCATTTACAGAATCAGCAAAGTTTTGAATAAGCTTTAAAATATTATCCGCTTCCTTTGATTTTCCTTGTAAAACTAAGTTTTTATACTCTTGCTTTAGCTCGAACTTACTTGCCATTTATTATACTCCCTTAATTTAATTAAGAAGAATGTTAATAATCTATCAGTATATATCCGACAGTCAATGTACCAGATGTTACACTAGACCCATCTACAATAACTGTAGCGGATTGTGTTGTAACACTATCAAAGCTAACAGTGCCAGTTATATCTTGTTCTTGAGCTGCGCCAGTTAATACTGGTGTACTCTTCAAGACAGCTGGAAAAGTTATACTAGCAGTACCATCTCCGTTTGCGTCAGTAGTAATATCTACAGACCCGCCCTGAATGTTCTGCGCTCGTACATATCCTGAATGCCATCCAAATTTTCCCATTTCTTCTCCTTGTTTGTTTAATTATTTTAGTTTAGAGATGCTACTTTGTTTATCGTGGTTTTACACGAAGGTGGGTAACTCTAATCGTACCACCTTTAAATTTTATTAATTAACCTGCCCTCTTATAACCCCGAGGTTGCTATGGTTAATTCTTTTCGGTTATAATCTTTCGATTATTAGTGTTTTGCCGTGACTAATTAAAAGTCTGCGACATCAGCGAATGCTATTGCATCGTCCTGAACAACTTTAGCTTGGTATGCAGATTGTAACAACAAGATTGTTTGTGCCCTAGAAACTTCCCTACCTACTTCCATAGATGGTTCCATTCCATAGACGAATGTGCATGCCTTTTTAGGCTTGCATAAAATACATCTTGTCATAACTACTCCACTTGCGACATCTGTTCCATCTGGTCCTGCTGCACTACCTGTTCCGGTAATACTTTCAAGATTTGGTGTAACAACTATCTTAACTCCGATATATTGACCTATTTCACCGTTTTGAACGATGGTATTTCCGCCATATTCAGCTGCATTTACGAATGCACTATCCTTCAAGAAAGTTTCTTCTTGAGATGGACCTATGAATAAAACGAATGGGTCATCACCAGAGTTTGACCATGGGTTCTTAGTAGCACTAGATACTGTCCATGTAGACGAATTCCACGCCATACATTTTGTATCTTTCAATAGTCTAGCTAACTTAGGGACCATCTCTGTTGTTAATACATCTCCTTCCGCTAAAGTAGCGTCAGAATAAGCATCTCCACCATAAATGATTTGAGCGCCGACTGTTGTAGTAGATGATACTGTTGCATCACCGATAACTGTTGCAATATACTTGTCGATTTTTTCACCGACAGAGTAGGAAAGTTCTTCCTTTGCAGCTTCTAGTAAATTAATTAAATTAATTCTAGCAGCCCAGTCTGTGATAGCGAATCTAGCTTGCTGTAAAGCAGGCGTAGCCGTAACACTACTATAACTATTAAGAGTAGTAGCACTTATATCTGCGTTAGTTGCTTCTGTTGTTTGATAAGAAACACCAGTAGAACCAAGATATTTTGTGTGTTTTGGTATAACTACATCCTTGACGCCTTGTGGTGCATACATCACTCTTACAAAATTCAAAAAGTATAATTGTGCTTTTGCTGCATCAACTACTTCTTTTGTAAATTCTGCTGGATTTAATCCATAAGATGTGAAGCTTGCTCCTGTCATCGAAGATGAAGTTGTTTCTGCTAAAGTAGCAGTTTTTTCCTCGTACTCCATTATTGACTCTGAAGAGACATAACTTGTTGGGCCATAGCTAAAACTCCGCTAGTGTGTCGTCCTCCCTTGATGCTTGAAAGTTCATGTACTGTCATTGGCTTAGATATTTTAAAGGATGTTCCTTCTACTTTCGCAGAAAGTTCTTTAGCTTTTAATCCATCATTCTCCATTTTCGCAATTCTATCAGACAAAAGTTTGATATCATTTGAAAGTGCAGAAAGTTGTGCTAAAAGTTTATCGCTTAAAGTTTCTTCTACCTTTGGCTCTTCAGTAACTTCTACCTTAGATTCTTCTACTGCTTCTTCAGTCTTAACAACTTCTTCAGCCTTAGCTTCTTCTACTGGTGCCTCTACTTCGGACTCCTTAACTTCATTTAAATTTGACTCCATTTTTTGCTCTTCTTTTAATCCTCCTTTCAGTAAATTTGATTGTAAATCTTCACTTCCTACTTCTTCTTCAACTATTTCTTCTTTAAAATCATCTTCTGATATTTCGTCTTCATCAGACATTTTCTTTTCTTGAGACTTTGTTATTGCCCATGCTGCAGAATCTATTTTTTTATCAGACCATTTTGGATGTTTCTTTTTAAGCGAATCCTTAATTGCAGATACTTTATCGTCTACTTCTTTTCCAAGTTCTTTATTTTTTTCTTCGTCTTCAGATAGGTTAACATAAGCATTTTTACATGCAGGATTATCAACCACCGAAAAGTTACCATAACTTGAGATTAAAAATGAGCCATCAGAAAGTTCTCTACCCTTTACTTTTGCGGATATTCCAAACTTAGCTTTTGCCATTCCAAGTTTTATAACCATTTCACTATCCCATAGTTCTAAATCTCCAATAAGAGAACCAGCTGGAATAAGTTTTCCATTACTATCTATATCTCCAGTTTTGGATAAATGCATATTTTTTACATAACCAACAAAAGCATCAACAGATAATGGTTTGTCTGCGTGGTCTTTTATTAATTCGCTATTCTTTTTATCTGCCCAGTCTGTCATTTCAAATCCATTTTTTATAGATTCTTTAGAAAAATATAGGCCGTTCCAAACACCCTCTGTTAATAGGATTTTGTTTTGTAAAAGTACTGGCAATTCTGTCTTTGTTATCGTCGGAAGAGACTCTGCTAATTGAAATTCTGTTTTATTAGTTAAAGAGAGTTCTGTTAGTTCTTCCATAGTAGTTACAGTATGTAATCATTTATAAATGTTAGTATAATTTATTATACTAAATAGTAGTGACACAAAACATTCCGTTTCTTATTTATTTGTACCTCTTTTTCTCCATTAATGCTTCCATCTCAATTGCGTGTTCTAAGCATTTATGTCTATCTCTTTCATCGTGTTCTGCCAAACTCATTATTTTATAGAAACTACAAAAATTATAAAATCCATTACATTTAATTCCTTTCTCGTAATCTAGGCACATTTCTTTATATGGGCAACTTATACTTAACATAAAACTCTCCTATTGGTTTGTATCTTGGACAATCATAATTATTTGGGTGATGGTCTGGATTAAAATCATATTCACAATTTTTACACTGTCCTATCCATCTATAAAGGCACTCTCCCTCTGGTTTGTATTTCTGTTCCTCGTGTGGATAGAAATCAAATTCTATATGTTCATTCTCCATTATTGTCTAAATCTTCCAAATTTAAATCACTAACCTTTATTAATATTTTTTTACCAAATACCTCTACTTCCACATACTCTATATCTTCTATTTTTATTATTTCCATTAGTATTCTGTTATTGAAACACCAGCTCCTCCAATAGCCTCTCCATCTACTGCGTAAATATTTACGCAATTCGTAACGGTTCCTTGCCAATCATAAATGGGTGTTGTGGTTTCTGACGCATCTATATTTGTAATAATGCAACCATAAATCTTTCTGTCTGCATAAGTTCCTGTGCAGTATAAATATCCAGTTCCACTTGAAGAAATAGCAGCTGAAGTAAATTCGTTTTCTGCAACAAAAATTTCTTTAGCAATTAACTTTTTTCCAGTTGTTAAAACGATAGTTGTTGCTGTTCCAGACAACATATATTCAGGAGATAAATATAAAGCATTACATTTAAGATTTTCAACAACATTTAATTGAGAAGTTAATGCGTTTGTTCTGTTTGATATAATAAAATTATCCCAAGTTATATTTTCTCCTACAGAAGAATTACAAGTACCTGAAAAACTAATTAATGCGCCAGTAGTAGTAACTGTTCCAGAATTATAATACAAATTACAATTCCTGAAACGCATTGTCACACTCGTACCAAAACTACAATCTCCATCAAAAGTTATATTACCCAACAAGTGACCAGTAACACTACTTATTACTCCACCTTGAATCCATAATCCAGCACCGCTAAAAGTAATATATGCAGCAGCAGCAGTAACACCACCTTTGGCATAAATTTTTCTTGTTGCGTGTCCAATAGTTTGGTCATTTGAACCGACTGTAAATAATCCATTGATTGTCATATCCGAGCCGAGAGTAAAGGCGTTCGAGGTATGTGTAAAGTTATTAAACTCCATCTTCGTTGCTCCCAAATCAGTAGTGTAAAGTCCAGAAGAAGTTGAAATAAAAGTGTTATTATTTGTAGTCATATCAACAGTTCCACTAACGTAAGTAAAATTACCATAACATCTAAAATAAGCACCGAATGTAACGGTTCCAGCACCTGCCGTTATTGTTTTAGGATTACCACAAGAACCCACAGTAGCAGAAGTGCTAGAAATAGTACCGCCAGCAAAATGAAAAGTTGTTGTGCCTTTAACGATTGAAGCAAAAGCCACGCCACCTTGAGCAGTTATGCTTGAACCAGAACCGCTAATAGTTTGATTAGATGAAGTTGGAATTGTAAGTAAATTAACAACTGTCATAGCTCCGCTTACGGTCTTTGTACCAGTTCCTCTAATAGTTACTTTAGAATTGATAGTTATTCCATTAAGTGTCCAAGAACCTGTTTGAGTTAAGTAACCAAGAAAGACGTTACCATTCGTTCCATAAAATGGAGAGTAAGCATTACCGACAAAGTTCTGTCTAACATTAAAATTATAGTTTGCATTAGTAATTACTTTCCCATCTGGAAAGTTAGATAAATCACAAGCAAAAACCTCAAAAGTATATCTAAGAGTAGGACTTCCAGAGTTAGCGTCAAAGATAGCAACATCTGTTGTTGAGTTTGGCACAGTTGCTCCACCAGCGCCACCAGACGTTTCAGACCAGTTTGAAGCTAAATCTGGATAACTTCCGTCTATTCCCACATAATATCTATTTGCCATTAGCTTATCGTATATTCAATTTTAATTGTCCACATGGTATTTACATCTGTTGGATTATTATCTAATAATAAATAAAGTTCTTTTCCTGTTGAGATTGAGTCTGTAATCGCACCAGAAGAATAATTACCGCTGGCGGTGTCTATTGCCCTTACAAGAGTTGGATTTGCTCCGGGAAATGCTCCTGTTCCCTGTGCATCACAATACATTATATTAGCATCAAGTTCTGTTGTTGGGTCGTCTGATGAACATTGAACTATAATACTTGTTATAGTTATGCCAGAACCATTATCTTTAAACGGAATTTTCTTCGTATGAGATACTGCAAAAAGTCCTCTTAAATCTCCATCTATTACTATTGTATGGTTTTTAAGAACAAGATTAAATGTTCCAATAGTTGTTTGTGGATTGGTTTGGTCTAATTTCATATATCCGCTTAAATCTTGGTCGCCTGTGTTCTCTCCACTAAGGTTACTTAAATTTGTTATATCTGTTTCTGTTATATTTGAAGCTTGGCTTGATGTAAAGACTGGGTCCGTTTCTGAAGATAGTTTATTGTTAAAAGTGTTCCAGTCGGTATTTGATAAATAACCATCAGATATAGTGTTCGCTTCCCCTAAAACATACTTCATTTCATCTGTATTCATCTTAGTTATGGTTCCACTTGTCTTATCAGTTTCAAAAACAAAAGAAGAATTGACAGATAAATAACCAGTTCCAGTATTAATTAAAGATTTTCTTCCAGTATCCAATGCGTTCATTGTTAATTTCCCAGAAAATATATTGGCATTTCCAACTCCAGATGTTTTAATTCCCTCAGTTGTAGTAAGCCACATTCCACCATTTGTTCCAGTAATATTAAAAATTGTGTCGTAATAGTTCCAAGTTCCTTTCATAATATTAGACGCGGACAACTCACAAATAAAATCAGAGTCATAAATATTAAATGTTCCTTCCATCTGACAAGCGATAACATCCCAAGCACTATATTCAGAAGTTATATTTTTCATAGTAACATCCGCATTACCTGTTTGGTCTATGAAATATAAACAATCATAAGTTCCTGTTCCATAATAGAAATGAATATCCTTTATAATTGAATTTTCTATTGTTCTACCACTACCTTTCCAACCCAATAATAATGGGAAGAAATTAGCATCACCGGTCGGGTAAATTGCTAAATTTGAAACTTCAGAATTACTTGCAACAGATATAACACATTTAGCTGGTGAAAAGGCATTTGCAGAACTCTTAATAATCGTTTTATACTTTCCACTACCAATTAAACTAAAAGTATTCCCTGCGCTTATTTGACAATCAATAACCCCTACTCCAATATCAAAAGTTGCTTGGGATAAATAATAAATATCTCCATTTACTGCACTGCTAACTGCTGTTAATAAAACACTTCCACGACTGACATCTGTATCTAAAATTTGTTTATATTGGGTTATTGTTCCATCTTTATGTTTTACAACAACCAATGCTTCGGATTTATTAAAATACCCACTTAAATCTACATCAGAACCCTTATCTGTGTTTGTAACTACTAATTTATTTTCGTCAGTTCCAGTTCCTTCACTCACGATTATTCCATCTCCAGCGATTACTTTACTGCTTAAATATCCAGCCGTTGGGTCCTCGGAGTCATATTTTACTTTATCATTAGTGTCAGTTGGTAATGTGGCAACAAATGGGTCTGATATAGTTCCAGCTCCTGTTATTGTTGAGCCGTCTCCAACTTGGTCACCGGTGTTTGTTCCAGATAGGTTAGAACCAGTAATCGCTCCGGCTGCAACAAAATCATCATCTGTTTTTAATTGATTTACCCCACCACGATAAATATTTGTATCTTTTCCGGTACCAAATATTATTCCGCCAGACAATTGGTCTTGCAATCCTTTTATACCTATCATATTAGCAGTATCAATATCTAGAATACAAGAATCGTCACCAATTTTTATATTATAATCAGAATAAACACTTCCGTTCGCTGTAATGTCTATTTTATTAACAGTTAATTTTCTATCACCTAAACTTACATCACTAGTTGCTCCACTATATGGAACCAATAAATTTAATGCGGTTTGTGTTGCTGTACTAATTGGTTTATTCAGGTCAGAAGTATTGTTTACATCGCTTAACCCAACCTGTGTCTGTGTTACTTCGTGTGGATTTGTTAAATCTGCAATATGAGACGCAATACCCATATCGTCTGTAAAACCAGATAGATTAATATATTCTTGGTCGCCTACGATAGCATCCCAGTTAATTGTATTATATTGAATAACTCTTGTAGTTCCAAGATTTACTGTTATTGGATTTCTTTTAGAAAGAGTTACATTTATTGGATTTGCCTTAGTTATTGTAGCAGTAATGTCCTGACATGTCATGCCGTCCCCCTAGTTACATCGTCCTTTACCACGAGTACTCCGGTTAGTGGTGTGAATACTGTACCGTCTGAGAATTTTACCTGAATATCATATACGTAACATCCATCTAAATCATCCATTGTAGTTGCTGGTATTGTTATTGCGACTAATCCAGTTGTTGTAGAAGAGAATTCTGTTGTAGTCTCGTATGATATAACTGCATCTGCATCTGTATCATTTATCTCTTTTTTTGCAGTAAAATAAACTGTGCTTCCATCTAAATCAAATCCTGTACCATCTTCATTATTAACTTGAAGGTCGATACCGAGAGTATCACCCTTATAAGTAGATATTTCTGTCATTTTCTCTATTTTGCAACCCCTCCGAATATGTTGCGTAAGTTGATACTGATTCTGGTTTTATTACTCCAGAGCTTATCCATCCTTGTATTCTAGTTGCTTTCTCGTTCTTTTCTTCTGCACCTATTTCCTCGGACCTTAATTCTGCAGCTTCCTGTAATCCATATGCTTGTGATATTTTTCTCATTATAAATTTATTCCAAGTTGATAATACCTTCTTCATTATATCTCTAAGTGTTAACTGCATTATTTCTTGTTGATTTGTAAGTGTTGCTCTATTTGTAGCCTCTCCTGCGCCCGTAGCGAATGCTAATGGCATTCCTAATGCAGCAGACTGTTCTTGTCTTAAGAAGTCTAGTGTCTTGTCTATTACGTCTGATTGCTTTACTTCTAATGGCTCTACCTTCGTCCAGTATGGGAAAGCGAAATATCTATCGTGTTTCATCTCTTTGATAAGATTAAGTGTTTTATCAATATCATCTGGTGTTGGTTCGTGGTCTGGATTACCAGTATATGCAATAACCGGATATGTTCCACGTGTATAAATAGAATTTGTCTGGGCTTCTGTAATTGCCATTTTCCTCATAACAGATTGATAAGATGGTTCAATTAATCCTAAAGAAGAAAATCCATCCTGTATGTTATATAAACTAAATCTAACAATTCTTTCTGGTTTTAAGAATATTTTATTATTAAGTTCTATTTTTCCTCTAAATTCTTTTGGCACTTCGTCTCCGGTAGCAACCATACCAGCTGGTAATGACATCGTATACCCTGCACAGGAACCATACATATCCGTAACAGCATAACCAGTTACGTCTCTAGCAACATCCATTCTTTTAGAATCTACTCTAGCTAGGTCAAGTGGTTTTGTTTGTGTTTCTTCATCATATATAATTTCTACATACGCATCACCAAATTTACAAATATCTGAGAAAATGTTTTCAAGCAATTCTGTGGTTGTCATCTTCTCGCCAACATTTCCTATATTATTAAAAAATGATTCAAAGAAAGTTACTGTTCTTTTCTGTGCAGCATGAATATAAAATTGAGAAGACATTAACATCTGAACTGTTTTGTTTACCGAGTTAAATGTAATGGCGTCTTTTGCATAAACTAATTCAAGTTCATCTTTAGCAACTCTGTTCATATTTTTATTTTTCTTATCTACTTTAATAGTAACCCTTCTACCCTCGTTTGCTCCAGCTAAACTAACCGTACTCTCCATTGGTTGGTTACTAAATAAATCTACAATTATTCCCATTATCTTTTATAAATTATTCCCTTTATTAATTTTAGTATATCATTCTTTATGTATGTGTATAACATTCCATATGCTATAAAGGTGAAGATTGTGAATGGAAATGCGAATAGAAAGTAACAAACATAGTTAATACATAATCCATTAAATACTGTGGAAATTACTGGTTTTTTAGCAAAATCTACGTCTTTTTTATCAAATTTAACCTTTTTTAGTATGTTTTCCATGAATTATTATACTCTTTTCTATTTATAAATGTTAGTATACTAACGTATTAACTTGACGAACCACCATGAACCGTTGTTGTTTTTACAGATATTACATCATGTACTGCCATTGCTACGGATATTGCTACATCATCATGAGCAGACCTAGACTTTATTTGTGGTAATCCCGTTATACTAGATGTCTCTTCTTTAAATCCAAGTAGTTGTTGGAATAGTGTTGTTGCGTGCTTTTGTGCAAGAGCATCTTCACTTGAATATGGAATAGATAATCTGTTTGACTCCAATACGTTCTTAAGTGAAATCAATAACATTCTTCTAGCATTTTGATGGAACGCTTGTGGCCTAACCGTAATTCCTTCTGCCCTCATCTGGTTTACAATAACTGCACCGATATTAGACTCATCTGCTATAATCCTAGTTACGTGGAATTGTTGATATAGCTCCTTTACTCTAGCAATCTTTGATGGAACTGGAAACCCCCTATGTGTTTCGATGTGTTTAATAACATACCAACCATCTTCTGTTTTTTCCAAAACCACAAATGCATCATAGTCAGCACGGTCTCCCTTTGAGATGGCAAAGTCACACGCTAGAACTACCAGTCCCTTTTCGTCTATCTTCTCTGCAGAAAATCCACGGGTTACATCATATGCATCATATATATTCTTTGATGGAAATAATACTGAATCTCCGGACTCTGCAAATGTATTCAACATAAAGTTTTTCTGGAAGAACTGTTCACCCTGAGTTCTACGCAATGTCATCAGGTCTTCCATTGGAAATCTTTCCGGCCATATAGATTCTCCGGTTTCTAATCTATCTTCCTTAAAATTAACAATGGCCTCATATGACTTAAGGATATAATCTCCAGCTGAGTTTTTAGCTGCTATTAATCCCATAAGGTCGCTTGGTCCCTCTGGTGTTGAAATTCCTAGAATCTTACCGCTTGGATTCATACGTGAAATAAGGTGGTCAAAGAAAATATCTGGTTCATCATAGGAACATATTTCATCTAAAATCATTAGGTCTACTCTTTCTCCTTTAATATTAACAGAATATGGTCTACAATAAATACGGCACTTGTTTGAACATGCAAGCTCTAGTTTGTTCCATGATTCTAAATCGTCTGGCTTTAAGTCTAATAGTAATTCATTGTCTTCGATATATGCTCTTATAATAGATAGAAGCCTTTTTGACTGCGGAAGCGATTTGGAAATAATTAATATCTGTTGTCTCGGATAGTTGAATGCCACCCACAGCGGATATGCTACACCGAGAATTGTTGTCTTTGAAAATCCTGATGGTGCCTGAATCATAACCTTAGAATTATTCTGTGCTAAATAAAACCACTCAAGTTGAAATGGATGTATTCCACCAAACTCTGTCATTCCAAGAACTCGTTCGCAGAATAGTTTAAAGTCGGTCTTCTGTCTCATCATGAAGTCCATCATCTCCATTCCGCCCAATATTTCTTTTGTTGTTCTCATTTATATATTTCTCTGTTTACTTCCGAATCTGTGAATTTATATTCTTTTCTAAGTTTATTAAATCTCAATACCGCTCCATTTGAGAATTCGATTGTTTTAGCATCCCTTATCTCATTGTAAATTTTACCAAGCATCACTAATGCGTCTGAACGTTCCATTATATTTCACTTATCCTGACTATAGCAAATTCTCGTTCGTCTTGGACTTTTTTCATAGTGTGCTCAAAGATTAGTTTGTCATCTAGTCCTATCGCCTCAAATACACTGTCTATTAAAAACTTCTCTCGATTTGATAAGTCAGCTCGTTTAATTTCTTTTTTTTGAGTATACCAGTTCTCGTGAATCTCTACCTCTACCCTTAACATAACATCATTTATGTGTTCGAATGAACTACCTAGACTAGATAATAATATATCCTCTATTTGTTTTCTAAGCTTCTTTGCTTCTGGTTTAATATACATAGACCCAAATCTGGTATGACCATAAAGATGATTAATGCTTGGTGTTTTAAATGGTATTTCTAATTCTATCATTTTCTTCTCCGACTCCCTATAATTGATATTGTTAATATTACTATCAGCAAGCAGAAAAATGAAATTCTTAATTGGTCCACTATTTAATCCTCTTTACGTTTATGTCTTTGAAAAAATCATTAATATCATCTGCTGAATATTGCATTTGTTTCATTAGTTTAATTGCATACTTTTGGTACTCTGCTTCTGTGAGTGCGTCTATAGCCATTTCCCTGCCATTGGGGGTTAATCTATCTTCTACTATACCTTCCTTACCTACCATCTCAGTAATGAGTCCAAATTCCCTTAATCTATTTGTCATAATCTTACCTCATCGTCATTTATTTCCATCTTAGTTGGTCGCTTGTCAAAGTCTGAAAAAATCCCAGTCTTAAACTTATCGAAGTATTCATCTTTAACTGCGCCATCATAAAATTGATTCCAATCAACACGTTCTCCACGTTCGAATATTTTAGTATTAAGTTCCTTGGGTATCATTATTACTGTATATGTCTTTCCGGCCATTCCGGGTGGTAGTTTCATAAATCCATATTGGGTCTTTCCGGTTCCATTATTTGCTAACTTAACCTTACGGTCAAAAACAAAGCCAAAGAATTTTCCCAAGAAGCTTACACTAATATTCTTTACAGCCATATCTTCTTTAGTTAGTCTCTTTTGCCTCTTAAGTGCGGCATTCTTATTAGTAATAGTAACTCCATTTTCTATATTCTGTCTAAATCCCATATACACACTATCGTATTATCCTTTATAAACCTTTTTATCTTTTTGATATAAAAAAATATAATAACATTTATAAAAGAATGATGATTATATTAATCATGGCACTTGATAAATTAATTAAGGATTCTAAATTAACCGAAGCTGAGTTAAAAGCTTTGTTAAAATCTCGTGCGGGTGGAGACCCATCGGTTCGACATAAATATGAACCAGCTAAGTCTCATTATAGATTTGGAGTTCTATCAGATACTCATATTGGTTCTAATAAATTCTCAGAAAGTCTATTTGAATTTGCTGGAGATACGTTCAGAAAGCAGAAGATTAAAGATGTCTATCACGTAGGAGATATACTGGAGGGAATGTCTGGTCGTCCTGGACACGTTTATGAGCTTAATAGAATTGGGTTTACGGCTCAGATGGATTACGCAGAACAATTATGGAGAGATTATATGAAGGGGATTAATACTCATGGGATTATAGGTAATCACGATGGATGGTTCATGAAGAAAGGCGATATGGGGGCTAATCCAGGAGTTGAACTAGAGAGGCGTTTAGAGGGTAGTAATTCTCCGTTCGAGTATCTTGGAGACTCTGAGGCAGATGTTCATTTGGGTAAAATAAGAATGAAGCTATTCCATCCAGCAGATGGTACAGCATATGCTACTTCTTATAAGCTTCAGAAATTAATCGAATCTTTCGATGGCGGAGATAAGCCAAATATAGTATTAGAGGGTCATTATCACAAATCTCTTTATATGAATTGCAGAAATGTCCATGGTCTTGAGTGCGGAACTGTTTGTGGTCAAACTGGTTGGATGAGAGGAAAGAAGATACCTGCTCATATGGGATTCTGGATTGTTGATGTTGGAGCTGATAGTCATGGTGTGAATTCATTTAATCCAACGTTCTATCCTGGTTATACGGATTCGAAAATCGGCGCAGATTTTTCAAAACCCAAAAGGAGGTCTAAGTAATGGAACGAACTAAATGCGAAGTCTATTCTAGGGTCTGCGGATATATCAGGCCAGTTCAACAATGGAATGAGGGAAAGGCTCAGGAATTCTCAGATAGGATTCCATTCAAGGCCTAATGGATTTAGAATTAATCAAAAGGATAATTGAGAAGGACCTATCAAACGGAGATGAGAAATCTTATAAAGACCTTCAAAAGCTATATTTCTATTTCTATAGGAATCTAAATAGAGACCAAATTAGAATGCATCAATCTACTTATAATAAGAAAAGGCGGGGAATACTTTCTGATAACCCAGCCAGACCGGTCGATATTGAATCGGATTAATAAAAAAGATGACGATAGTATCGTCAAGGGTATAAAATTTTTTTAGTAATTATCTATCGAAATTGGTCTTGCGGCAGCAATTGAGCCGTGAAATTGTAAAATTGTTACGATAGTATCGTCAAACCCCCTTTACTTCTTATCGAAAATGTGACGTGACTAGTATACAAAACCAATAAATCTCCACGTGAAACACACCCCACAAAACCTTCATTTCCTGTGCAGTCTTATAATCTCATAAGACTGATATTCTAACACACACACACTTTTTGTGACAGCGTCGCTGTTTGTTACTCATACCAATAACAATAGACACAACAAAAAACCTATTCTCCACAGGAAACATACCCCAAAATACCTACTTCGAAATGGAACTATTTTTCCCTGTGTCACTACTACAAAATGCACACCACCCTTTTTATATCGTCGCTGTTATGTCGTTTGTCACTATACTACTATAAAATTACTACACTTTCCACGTGCAAAGTAGTAAAAAAATGAGAAAAAACATCACTCATATATAAATATTTCTATACTTCGCTTATATTGTGTAACTGATGATAAGTTTATAATACCCTAATTCTATAGTATATTATAAAAAAATGGTGACTAAAAAAGAGGACACGCAAAAGAACACGAGCATTATTTGTTTTTGTTCCGTTGTGGGTGGCGTGGTTTTATATCGTGCCGTTGTCCTTTTGTTTGGCGTTCCTATTTCATATAATAATATGGATTAGGTAACTGTCTTATTATCGTAATCGTATAGCGTTAGTATGCGAGTATATCGTAAGCGAAAAGCGAAGGCTTAATTTAAGGCGTTTGGCTTATATAAATATCGAAATTAGGTTTATATATGTTGTGGGCGTTTGGTTTTAAAACCACCCTTATTTTATGTTTGGCGTCAGTAGTAAGCGGTATATGGCTTTAAATGAAGTTGTTGGGTATGTATAGGCACAAATAAGGCATAAAAACCTTATAGTGTCAATATAGTATAAAACCAATATATTCTTATTGAATAGATAAGGTATAAAGTGTTTATAGTATAGTATATATTCTGCTGGAATAAAAAGTTTAAAGTTGTTGGTATATCGTAGTTGCTCAATTAGTGGGCGTATTGAAATAGAAGATTTAAAAGATATGCGATACATCAAGAGATATTAAAAAATGCTATAAATTAGCTTATAAAATAAATTCTCGAAGTTGCAAGAAATGTTTTTATTTAGTTGTAACTCTAAAGGTTATGACGTTTTATTTAAAATGAGGTATTTTCTGTATATAATTAAGATATTCATATATAGAGTAGTATTTAAGGGAAATGTTTTTTATCTGGATAGTTGCGTATAAAGGGCTATTATAATATATGCAATAATTGAAGGGTTTTAAATTGATTTTTTAAGTATTAAAAGATAAGTAGTTTTAAGTATTGAACAATTTAAACGAAAATCGCTTTGGATAGTTAATACTATTATATAATTAGAGTGCATTTGCTTGATTATGTGAGGTATTAATGAGTTCCTAAAAGGTAAAAATAAACTATTATTAAAGGGGTAACCCTGTAAGGAGATTTCTCGAAAACTTAAAGGCTTGTTCTACTTGGAAAAGCATTCTTTAATCTGTTTAGAGGTTTAGATAAAGGGGTTACTTATACGAACAATAGTTTAAAATGACTTGTTAAGAGTTTTTTATTGGGGGGGAGCTTCGTGTTCCCCCTTATTTATTTAAATTAAAGGGTTTGTCGTTTAAGTAGACAGGACTAAATGGTTATATGTTACCAACTTGCACTTTAAAAGGTTCAAAAATGGGTTTAAGCTGTTTTTATAGCTTAAATCGATTATTGTTGGGTTTAAGCCTTCGGCTGAATGTATAAGCATTTAATGGTGGTTTAACTCCACCCAATCCCAAACTAAATTAAAGGAGTATAATAAATATGGTTTCGAAAGAAGTTAAAGCAGATAGGTTAAGGAAACAACTTGCAAAACTTGAACAAAGCCCAGCAGATATTAAAGCTGGAACTGAGAAAAGGTTTTTAAAGTTTTTTGCTGACCACAAAATGAACGTAACAGTTGTTAATAGAAACCTTAAAGTATCCTTGCCAACCTCAAAGGGTTTAAAGGAATACGAAGGGATTAAGCTGTCCAATGGTAAGACTTATGTCTATACTAAAGGCAATCAAGTGTTACAGAATACTTGGGCATAAGTAGTTGCCTAAAACGAATAACTTGTTTTTAAAGGCATTAATTTTTATGCCTTTGGTGGAAAATCCACTAATCAGTAATTAAATGAGGTGTTAAAGATGTTAAATCCAAAGCAGTATTTTTTAGCGAGTTGCACTCTTTGTAGTCGTCTTGTTGAAGGCAAGATTACAAAGCGGGCATACCACAAGTTAAAAGGTCAATTAGATAAGCTCTATTATCGCAAATGAACACATTGGTTTTTAAGGGAATTGGTTATCAATTTCGTAGTAAAGCTAAAATGTGTAAGTTTATGGCTGATAGAGGACTGGGATTTGGTAGTTTAAGGGAAGATAGCAAGATGTATGGTGCTGTCAAACTTGATATAACCCATATATCTGTTAAACCAATTAAGCAGAGAGATAATAAAAACCTGTTTAAAGTGGCTAAAAACAAAGGATATAAGGTTATTAAACTATATAAGGTTAAAAACAGGTTAAGATAAGGATAGCTTAAAGGGTTGGACTACATAATTAATCTACTTTTTAGTAGTTTTTGTTCTTCAACCCCTTAGGGTATTTTAAGGCACTTCGAATTTTTGATTAATTTAATCAAATTTTGATTTAATTAATAATTAATTACGATATATAGATATATATATAATATATTAATATAATATATATAATATATAGTTCCATAGGAAATAGAGGTTAAGGGAAAAATGAAATATAAAATAAAAATAAATTTTACGGCTGAAATAGAGAGTGATGAAGAAGATGAAGTAGTTAATACTTTTTTTGAGAATTTAGAGGAAAACAATGAAACAGCTGAAAGCTTTTTATGTAATATAATTGAGGTTAAAAAAAGGAGATAAAATGAGTATGATTGATATAAATAAGATTAATAGATTAAAGCAAATATTAGATAGGTATGAGAAATTAGACAATGAATTAGAAGAATTAAGGACTACTGGTAGCCTATTTGATAGAAACTATGAATTAAAAGGAAATGGGAAAGGTATGTTTTTTAAAGATAAGACAGAATATCAAAAAAGAAAGATTGATATTGAGAAAGAGAAAAATTTAATAGAATTAGAGATATCTGGAATGGGAATTGAATTTGATTGTGAGGATTGTGGTGGTGGATATTGTTTAAACCTTAGTGGTTTAATGCAGTTATTTAGAGATTTGGAGATTAATGATTAAAATGAAGACAATATTAAGAGAAAAGGATTTAATGGTATTAATTAAAGACAAGTTTCCAAACGGAAAGATAACATTTTTTCAATATGGTAATAATGAAGATGGTAGTTTATGCGTAGAAATAGAAGAAGAAATAAAGACAGGAGAGATAAAATGAAAAAACAAAAGAAACTAACAAGAAAAGAGCTTAATATATACTGTCAAGAAGATATACGTATTATAATTAGTTTGTTACGTAATGGGTTAATTATTACTGCATATGAACGATTAAAAGAACTATGGGATAAGCTTGGAAAGGAGAATACTGATTAACATGGTAGGAATAGACTATGAGTTTACAGAAGAAGATGTTAAAGCATTAAAAGAATTTGGACTTGGTCGTAATAGTATTGATTTTGGTGATGTAACAGAGGAAAATGCTAGAAAGCTATTAGACTTTATTAAGATTATATTATGGGGTAATAAATGGTAAATGAATATGGATTAGTGCCAACTATTAAGAATATAAGCGTTTTAGAGGAGTGTATATGCGATAATAAGAGCATATTAATAGATGGTAGAGAGTTAAAGGAGTTTGAAATTATGGTTTTATTGATTAAAATGAGAGATGAGAATAGAAGATTATTAGATAAAAAGTTAAATATTAGTATGATTGGGAGAAAACTATGTTATTAAAAGATATGGATAAGTTTGTGGTATTGGTTAAAACAGAAGAAGAGTTTGAAAAAGCCATAATCAAAATGAGCAAAGTGTTTAATCGAAAGTTTAATATGAAAGGAAATTATAAAGAAGCTGCTCATAGTCTTTGGTGTATGTATAAAGAGAATACTTGTATCCATTGTTCAATTAACGAAAGGCATTTAACATATGCAAGTCTTGAATTTTTTCAAAATAATAGTGTATATGGAAAAATACTTGAATTTAACGAGTTTTATGATGGTGGAAAGAAGATAAGTTTTGAGGATTATAAAAATGGAAATCAATACGTTTAAAATTGGAGATAGGGTTAAAGTCATTGATAAAGATGGGTTTTCTTATGACAGAGATTTGTGTAATAAGGTTGGAACAATAATTAACATTTTTAACGGAACATCGGTTGGAGTTAGGTTTGATAAGAAGTTTTTTAGTGGGCATTCTTGTGATGGTAGGTGTCCTAATGGATATGGAAGAAATGGAAGTATTTCTTCTCTTAAATTATTAAAAAAAAACAAAAGAAAATTACATTTAGTAAATATAAAAAGGGTGAAGAATATGTTTGATAAAAAAAACGTTAAGGCAGTTATTCAGTTAAGAACAGAAGAAGAATATAGTTCGCTTATATTGTTTTTAGATAAACATGGTATAAAGTGGGGCTCTGGGGCAATACCATCTAAGGTATATGTATGGAATGCATATAAACAAGAAACGGCAATGGTTATTGAGAGAGAACATATTGGATATGCTAACTATCGTTATTTTTATAGTCGTAGAAAAGGAGAGTATAGTGGTTATGAATTTTTCACATTTAAACAATTTATGGATAAATATAAAGAAAGTATTAGTTTTGAAGATTATGCAAAGGAGTGTGGTTATATATGATAAATAATTGTATTAGATGCGGCAACTTAATTGAAGAAATTAAGAAGTATGCAAATGTAAAATATTGTAGGTCTTGTGCGTTTGTTGTAACAAGAGAGAAAACTAAAGAATATAACGCCAAAAGGAGAGCTAATTATGTTCCAAGAAACGTATTTTATAGCAATCCAGAAAATATGGCTAAATTAAAGGAGTTAAAAGATGGTAAAATGCAAAAAGATAATTAGAACACATACTTGTAGAAAATGTAAATTAGACTATGAAGATGATATGAAATATGGTAAAACTTGTCCAGATTGTAAAAAGAAAAGAATAGAAGAACTTAAACATGATAGATTATTAATAATTGATAAGGGTTTAATGCGTAAAAAGGAAGTTAAAGACACATTGCAGCTTTTAAGAGATGCTTGGGGTATAAATAATGGTCAAAATTAAAAATGGAGAACAAAATGGAAGAAATATATATGGGCAGTTGTTATGCTAATCATGGAAATAGTATTATTGATGTAAGTATTACATTTAATGATACAGATGCCAAGATAGTTAAACGAGTAACTCATGCAAAATGGAAGAAATAAAAGAAATAGCAGTTGGAGATGGTGTTATTATAGGAAGACAAGAAACATTGTCAAAATTCAGATGGGTTGTCCCAGAAATGTTAAAATATGCTAATAAAAAGGCTAAAATAACACATATTCTTGGCAATGTATTTAGAATTGATTTAGATAAGGGGTATTGTTTTTGGCAGGTTGAGGGTTTTAGTCGCGTGTTTTCTCTTAACAATACCATAGATATTGATGAATATAAAAAAGGAGATGGTTATGTCTAAAATTAAAAGAACAATATTAAAAGTAGGAGATAGGGTTAAGATTAAGGAAATAAACTATGAAGTATTTCTCGGTTCTGGATATTTTAATGATGAACAAAAGGACTTTTTTAAACTAAATCGAACTTATGTGGTTACTAGTATTGAAGATAGTTGTACTTATAGTGGATTGCATATAAAAGGAATTTATTTAAATAAAGATGAATTTACATTTTATGAAAAAGAACTAGAATTGGTTTCACAATCAATTAAATTTGAGGACTACAAAAAATGCGAACAATTTGCTTAGAAGAAAAAAGAATAGAAGAATGGAGAGCACTTCTTAGAAAACAAGAGAAAAGCATAGACATATCTAAATTGCTAGAATTAAAATCTAAAATAAAGGAATAATGGAAAAATTAAGAATTGGAGATGTGGTTAAGATTAGAAAAGACCTAGATACACACAAAAAGTATGGAGAAGAATTTGCCGCTAGAGAAATGGTTGATTATGCTGGTATGACAGCAAAGATAATAGACATTGTTTTGAGTTATGGATATCTTGAATATAAGCTAGATATAACAAAACAAGATAATTGGAATTGGACAAAAGAGATGTTTCAAGAAAAAATATTAAATAATATATCGTTTGATAAATATAGTAAGGGTGATGGTTATGTTTAAAATTGGAGATAGGATTAGGCGTATTATAGATGTTGATAGATTAAACAACTATATGCATGAGCATAATTATATTGAAGAAAGCAAGGAAATAGACGAACTTTCTATTTTTGTGGTTAAATCTACTGAAATGGGCTTACATATCTCATATAATTCGGTAAATATTGGTGGAGTTTGGGACGAAGAAAACTTTGAAAAGTGTCCAAAATTAATAAGATTAAAGAAAATAACGTTTAGTAAATATAAAAAAGGAGAAGGTTATGTATAAATCACAAATCATACTCAAACTAAATATAGGGCAAGAAATTGCTCATTAAAAAAGGAGGAAAAAATGGAATATTTTGAGTTAAGCATTAAAAGTAACAGTTCAGGTCATGATGTGACTTTGAACGTGAAGCCTAACTTACGAACAGCTATAAAGAAATTCGTTGTGGTTAAATCTACAGGAGTTGATTTCGCTGTTTCGTTAGGACAGGGTGTAGAGAAATCTTTACACAGAAAACTTGTTAAAAGACAAGTTAAAGATGCTCTTTCAAATGGTGCAGATGTTTTATTCAGCGACGAAGTTGTTAAAACAGGAAAATTAAAGCTATTCTTCGTAGGAAGAAAGGCTTTAAGCTCGTTTGTTAAAAGAACAGCTAAGGCAGCTAAAGGAATTGAGAGAATTTATTTAGCTAAATAAGTGTAAAAACTTATAGAATTGGGGGAGTTTTTCTCCCCCTTATTAAAGGGATATTGCGTGAGGACTAAAATCTCACTATATTATTAAATACGCTAATATATGACAACCTGTTATATATTGTGTTTAATGGTATAATATGCTGTCCGAATATTCGTCTAACATATGAAATTATTTCTGTATTTTGTCTTTATGGTCTTAAACGGCACATAATCCATATACACGAAGCAGTAATAAGTTACTCAAACGGATATTACGGCATATCATAGGTGTAAATCCTATATATCCCATAGGGCGAAAGCCCAAACTAAACAAAAAACAAAACAAAAAATGACAAAACAAACAAAAACAGAGAAGAATTATTCCTTCAAATTGGGAACAATTGCATCTGAAAATGAGAATTTGTGGCTTAATTTAGAAGTTGAAGTAACACCAGATTTAAAAAATCTGTTGAGAAGTGTGGCTGTGTGTTCGCAAGAACCAGTTAAAGCTGCTTTCAACTTGGGAAATGCTGACGACGGAAGTCAAGTTACCCAGAGCCTACAAAGATATAAAGTAAAAAAGATAGTGTATGCATCACTAAAAGACGAAAACAGAGACTTACTCTTTGTTAAAGAGCTTTTAGACACAGGGAAAATGCAGATACCTATTACAGATATACACAAAGTGGAAGAAGTATATAACTGTTTTAGAAATATGATTGCAGAAATCATAAAGGTAACAACAAAATACCTATCCTTTACCACAAAGGTAGATTATGTCTTGAACATAAAGGAAGAATAAATGACAAAATTCGGATTAGAGGTGGAATGCTGTGCGAATACGGAGATAGTTAAGCTTGGAAAAGATGGCTATCATGGACATGACGCAGTAACCTTCGCCGATGGATTTTGGAAGTCTGAAAGAGATGGCTCTTTAAGATATGGAGACTTTACGCATAGTGATGCTTATGAATTTATAAGCAAGAAATGTGAAGACGAAGAAGAATTTAGACAAGCTGTTAAGAAATTTGTAGAGTTTTTCTCAAATAATGGCAAACACGAACTAAATGAGGTATTAAATTTTAATGACTCTACTGGTTGCCATGTACATTTTAGCCTAGATAATGATAAGTTTAAGTTTAAAAAACTTATAACGTTTACATCATTTATGGCTTTGAGAAACTTTTTCTTTACAAGACTAAGTGCGTCATCTTTAAATAGTGATGCTAAAAGAAAAATAAAGGAAAGGTATTTTAGAAGTTATTCTAGAAAGCTAACAAAGGGAAATTTTAACAACACAGGAGAACGATATAGTGAGTTTAATTTCTGTTCAGAAGATGCTGGACTTGGTATGGAATGGAGAAGTCCAAACTTAACTGGAATTAATACTTGGAAGGAATTTGAAGAAATGATGTCTATAATATTAGATAGCGTTGTTTTCTTTATAAAAAATAGGTCTAAATTTGTAGATAAAAAGAAGTCTAAAATAGATTTAAGCTTATTATCTACTCCAATGGAAACAAGTGGAGAAAAAATGGAACTAAACATAAGTGTAACTAAAAGGTTCTCTATGAACAATGTTGTTGTTAATAGAAAAGATGGGCTTGTTGGTAAAAACGAAATAATTAATGTAATGGGGTTAGAATTTGTATAATGGGAACAAAAGAATATAATAGGGCATACTATCTTAAGCACAAAGAACAATTTAGGATATATGGTCGTAAATATAGGGCTAAAAATCCAAAGGTGGTAAAGGAACGGGTAAAAAACTGGAGAAAAACAAATAGAATTTTAACCTTGATTAGAGGAAAAAAATATTCTAAGACATATAGAACAAAATATCCAGAAAAGATAAAAGCACATAGCATTACATATAGTATAGTTATTCCAAGTGGAACAATTTGTGAAAAATGTCATAAGGAAGTAGCAACCGAAAAACATCACACAAACTATAAACAACCAACTAAATTAGAATTTTTATGTGAAAAATGTCATAGGGAAATAACCCCAAAGCCATTTAAACATATAAAAGGAGACAAAAATTTGTAATCTCAACGTATTTATGAAGACAGAAGAATTAATGGGCGAAAACCTACTTAATTATGTTGGGTTTATCGTTGCGTCTACAAGTAATTCATATGTTGGTAATGATGATGGAGATGGAATGTATTTTACGGGAACCAATAAGCTTGTAAGGTCAAAGAATAAAATAAATCCATTATTATATATAGATGATATTGGGGCATCTGATATAACATTAACACACCAAAGAATATCTACATCTGGTAAAACAGAGGAATATACACAACCATTTCAAGACGACGAATTTGTGTTAGCACACAATGGGGTTTTGAGTCAGTTTGTTGATTATGAACTAAAACATTCTGATACATATAATCTATTTGAGAAGTTTAAAACGTATTTCAAAGAGATGAATGGAAGGGATAGAGAAGAAAGAATAAAGAGAACAATTCAAGTTATATTTGATGAGCAATTTGGCTCTTACTCTATATTTATATATGATAAGATAGGTGATAAGCTTTATTATTTTAAGAATAAAAGCACGTCTATATATTTAACCATGAATAAAAAGAGAAATATAGCCTATATGACAACAGATGATGACAACAACAAAATGTTGACACTAATAAGTGACGACTTTAAAGAATATGAGATAGAAGATTTAAGGATTTATTCTATTGAAACTATAAAAAATAAGAACAATAGTATTATAAGTATTAAAAAGATTGGTAAAATCAAAGAATATGAATACAGGGCACCAACAAAAATTATAGATAAGTCAAATTGGGACAATGAATTTGATGAATATAACCGTGGTTATAAGTCTTATGTTGATACAAGTAAAAATAGTAATGATGCAAACAATCAAGCGGCATTAGAGAAAATGCTAGATGAGTGTAGAAATTCAGACGATTTCTATGATAATCTGGAAAAAAAGAAGGCTCAGGGATTTATTAAAGATGTAGAAAACAAGCAAACAACAGATGAAATGTCTATCTTATTAGTAGATAAGACTATTTCCGAGAAACTATCTAAGGTTGTTCCTCTTGCATATGATGGGAGTAGGGATATATGTCATATATGTGGTTGGTCTGGAAACCTATTTGATGTAGATACAGATGTCTGTATATGTAATAAGTGTGTTAGAGACAAGTGGACTACTGTAATAGATGTAATATACATTATACATAAGGCACTTAATCCCAAAAAAGATATTGAAGAACTATATAAGAAACGCAAAGAAGAAGTAGACGACACAAATAAGAAAATATCGGAGGTATTTAATGAGTGTTCAGAAATATAAATTTGATAATAGGAACGCATATTGGTTTAACTATAATGTTACAAAGGTGGAATTGCAACAAATAGCTAAAAAATACAAGTTAAGGCTAAACTCATCAGCGAATACATCTAGTAGTAGATTTTGGTATATAATTGATGGTGCAATAGATAGCATAACAGAGGATAGTATTACCTTATTTAAGAAAAGAATAAGTGACTATGTATCTAGTGCAAACTCATATGCTGCAGAATCAGAAAAGATTAAAATGATAGAAATAAAAAGAGGAGACCTAAGTCAAACAATAGACTTTGAAGAATACAAGAAGGGGGCAGATACAATATGAACGAATTAGAAGAAAGCCAACTGTTGAATAGAAAAATAATAACTCTAATTAGCCAGATAAACTCTATTAAGAGGAATAAATTAATCAAAAATAGGAAAGAATTGATTAAAAATATGAACATAAGATATAACCTGCTAATAAATCGTAGAGAGGAAAGGTTTCGTTCTTTTGAAAGGGAAAATAATAATATATTTAGTATAAATGAAATAATGTGGCAAGAAGCTGAATATGATGAAAAACTTATGGAAACTGAGTCTATGCAGGAAATATTTTCACGAATTGAAAGCACAACAGAACAAATGGATATACTTTCAGTAGATTTAAAAGAAGAATACAATAGGGAGTATAATCGTGTTATGTCTAAAACAATAGCAAATTCAAAATGGTAAATAAATTTAAGGTTGGATAGGGTTATAAGAACAAGAGAACCAGAGGATTTTATAAGATATGTTGGTTACAATACAAACAAAAACTCTATATATACGGTAAAAAGAATAATTAGAAGTAATATTCTTATAGAATTTAAGGGAAAACATGTCGGTATTTGGGATGCTGATAACTTTGAGTTGGCAAAAATAAAAAAGATTTCATTTAGTAAATATAAAGAATACGAAGAATATGTATAAAAGAATAACATTTATAAGTAAAGATATATTAATTAGAATATGGTAAAACAAACAAATAAAAGAAATAGTGTAGAGGCTATTGCCTCAAGAAAGATGGAAAGATTTGCTATAATTATAGCAAAGATTGACAAGCTAGTAAAAGAAGCAAAGGGAGTGTTTAAGAAATAAAATGAAGAAGAACTTTAAGGTAATAGATGCAATAAGAAAAATAAGTGAACGCATTATTACTTGGAAGTGTCTTAAATGCAATAGCATTTTTGTCTCAGATAGTAGAGAAAAGATGAAAACATATTGTTTGTGTCATAAATCAAGTGTTAAGTTGAAAACAAATAGTATGGTTCAAACTGGGAAGGTTTTGGTGCTAGATACGTTGTATCTACTATCTGATGACAATCTTAAAAGACTGGAGTATGTATGAATAAAGGACAGGTAATTAAGAGGGCAGCATACGATTGGGTAAAGTGCTCAAACCCAAACTGCCATAAGATATTTCCAAGGGCAAAAAAGGAAAGTAGTGGTGGTCATCATGGGAATGGTGTTAGGGGCAGAAATGCATTAACCTGCTCTCCCAATTGCTCAAAAGTATATACAGAGATAGTTAAAAGAAGATGGAAATTAAACAAAAGAAATAAGGCAAACAATGAAAAAAAGTAAGCAAGAAATCATCAAAGACCAAGAAAGTATAGGTAATATTCAGATAACTAGAGATGAATACGGAAGTTTAAACGTAGAAGGAGAATTTATGATATGGACAAAAACGGGTTGTCTTTATTTCAAACCCAAACCAGAAGATAAAAGAGTTTTT